AACTATTAATAGAATTGGTACAGATGTTAACTTTGGTAACTTAACAAGAAGTATGTTTGACTATCTTAAATCTCAAGATGGTGTAGAACTTTATTTCAACCATGAAGTAAAAAAACTTAAAAATAAAGAAGGTAAATGGGTAATTAAAGTTAAAGACTTATCTACTGATGAAAAAAGAAAAATAACTACTGACTTTGTATTTATTGGTGCAGGTGGTGGCTCACTTCCTTTATTAGAAAAATCGGGTATTCCAGAAATTGAAGGTTATGGTGGATTTCCAGTTAGTGGTCAATGGTTAAGATGTACCAACAGAGAAATTATTGAACAACACCAAGCCAAAGTATATGGTAAAGCTGGAGTTGGTGCACCACCAATGTCAGTTCCTCATGTTGATAGTAGAATGATTAATGGTAAAAAAGAATTATTGTTTGGACCTTATGCAGGATTTTCAACTAAATTCTTAAAAAATGGATCTTATTGGGATTTATTTACTTCTATTAGATTCAATAACATCATTCCAATGATTGGTGTTGGCTTAAAAAACATTCCACTAACAAAGTATCTAATTGAACAAGTTAGACAGTCTGGAAGTGATAGAATGAATGCTTTAAGAGAATATGTACCTGGTGCAAGATCAAAAGACTGGGTTTTAGAAACTGCAGGACAAAGAGTACAAGTTATTAAAAAAGATGCTGATGGACATGGTGTATTAGAGTTTGGGACAGAAGTAATTACATCCGCAGATGGTTCAATTGCTGGTTTGTTAGGAGCTTCTCCTGGTGCATCAACTGCAACATCTATTATGTTAGACTTACTCAAAAGATGTTTTCCTGAACAATTAGCAACAGAAGAATGGCAAACTAAGTTAAAAGAAATTATTCCTTCTTATGGTGAGAAATTAAATGATAATTCATATCTTTGTACACATACAAGAGTAACAACAAGTGAAATCTTAAAAATAAAATAATGACTCCAAACAAGTTAAGAGAAGAATATATATTATGTGCAGCCATTTGGTATAAAGATGGGAAAGTTTATAAAGAACAACCTAAAAATATATCAACAGGAATTGTTGTAAGTGGTAGAAGACATAATAATTGTTTTATGACATTACAACAATTAAAATCCGACTTCAATCCTAATACTGTTAAGAAAGAAGAAGTAGATTTTGGTTTCTTAACTTCTTTTGATAGATATGTTGATAGAGAAGAAGGGTTTATAATTGCCAAAGAACAAAAACAAATTTGGCATAATTTAATACAACATGATATAAATATAAACTTTGGTGATGAAGTACATGTTCCATATGAGAAAAAGCTTTTAACAAGTGAAGATTTATACTATGATTATGACACAGATAATAAATAAAAAATAAAAATAAATAATGGCAACACAGACAACAACAAAATCTGGAGGAGTTAGCTTTGCAGGACTTCTTTTCTTACTTTTCTTAGGATTAAAACTAACTAATCAAATTGATTGGTCTTGGTGGTGGGTAACTGCACCTTTATGGGGACCAATTGCTTTAGTATTAGGATTTGCATTAACTGTAATATTCATTGCAATTATAATTGCAGGAGTAGCTTTACTTTTTGGTAAAAAAGTTAATCTTAAAGAGGGATTTAAAAAAGGATTCAACAATAGTATTAAAAATCATAAATAATGACCACCAATTTGGACTTACTAAAAACAATTTATAATGCAACTATCAGTTTACCTATAAAAAACAGAATTAATCCTGAGAATAAAACATCTGTAACTATTGGTCACTATTATAGTAGCAATGAACCTTATTGTAAACTTAATGAGAAGGTTACATACTTTAATTATAGATTAAATAAGACTGGTGATATGAAGTTTAGATATGAAATAGATCTTTATAAAACAGAACCATCTAAATTATTTGGATTTGTAATTAACGAGGGTAGATATATTCTAAGAGTACAAATTAGTGAACCTACTAATTATTCCACAAACTTTAAAAATGAGTATTTCTTTGATAGTGATGTTATTAAAACACCATTAGTTAAAGATATATTTAATTTTCTAATGAATAGAAATATAGAACTAACTAATTTAGAACTATCTGAAAAGTTTGAATTATATGTTAATGATTTAAGTAAATCAGTTGACAAAAGTGTAACAAGAGAAGAAACACTAAATAAAATATTAGACAAATAATGAGCAAAAGTGTTTGCTATATAAAAAGAGATAATGATAGATTATCAATCAATGCAATCTACAAAGGTGAAGATGTTTGGGATTTAATTGAACAAAAAATAAATGAACTCTCTGGGAAAGATATACTTTTAAATATATCATTTCCAGAGGGAACTCAAATTGATTTAGATGGCTACACAAATCACATTAGAGGGTATCTTACAGAAGTTTGATTATAAAAATAATGGTAGGATATATAGTGAAAAAATTTACAGAGAAGAAGTTAGAAAGTTAGAAATAGAAATCAAGATGAAAAATAGAAAAAGAAAAATAGAAAATATTCTTTCTAATCTAAAATAAGTTTGTATATTTGCTTAAAATTATACTAAATGAGACCAGAAAATAAATGGAAACATACTTCACAATCTGATGAAGAACTAAAAAAAGTAGCTAAAGACCTTTACAACAATGAAATCTTTAGTAACTTACACTTGAATGAATATGACTCTCTTGAAAGTCACTTCATGTGTATGTTATTCATGGCTCCTAAAGAACCTCAAGTACCTCAACCAAAATCTGGTGAAAACCAATCTATCATAGACACAAGAGACAACAAAATCTATGATTTAATCCAACTACAAAAAGACCAAGAACAATATGAAAAAGATATGGTTGATTATCCTTTTGAATTAGAGGACTATCAAGCTTGGCTTAAAGACCTTGGTTTCATCTATGAATATTACACAGCAGGTCAATCACCAATGGCAATAAATGGTAAACCAGTATTCTTTTCTATGAGATTAATGTGTAAAGAAGATACAAATAAAATGTTGGAGTTCTATCACCAATACAAAGAAATCAGAGAAACTGCAGACAACTTTTAATAATCAAAAACAAATACATATGAAAAATTTTCTTACATTACTTACAATTTTCTTAACATCAATTACATTTGGACAAGTTGACACTACTAAAGTAAACACTTTAGATGAAGTTACTGTTACAGCATCAAGATTCAAATTAGAATCTGCTTCAGCAAAAACTATTAAAATGGATTCTGTTAAAACTTATCATGCACAAGAAACTCCTTATTTCTTCTCAACAACTCCATCAGTAGTTGCTCAGAGTGATAATGGTACTCCTTTTGGATATTCTTATTTTACTCTAAGAGGTATGGGTCAAAATCGTATCAACTATACATTAAATGGTGTTCCATTAAATGATGGTGAAGATTTAGCAGTTTATACTTCTAATTATACTGACTTACTTAATAGTTTACGTTCTGTTCAAATCACCAGAGGTGCAGGTGTATCTGCAAATGGTTCAAGTTCTTATATTGGTTTAGTTAATATGGATTTAACAAGTCCATTTGATACTAAATCTGGTGAGTTTACATCTATGTTAGGTAGTTTTAACTCAAGAAAGACATCTGTAAAAGTAAATACTGGTGTTAGTAAAAAAGGATTTGGTGCAACTTTTAGAGCATCAGAAACTTATACAGATGGATTTAGAGACTTTTCATCTGGTAAAAGTCAATCTTTCTCAACATCTTTAGGATATAGAACAGAATATACATCAATTAGATTTAATGTTGTTTTTGGTAAAACTAAAAATGGTCAAGCATGGTTACCTGTCCCAGAAGGACTACCTGTTACAACAAATATCTTAGCAACTGCTTTTGGAATTAAACCACAATATGATGATTTTACAAGTGGTATCTATCAGTTACAAGTTGCTGGTAAATTCTCTGAACAAACTATATTCAATTTGAGTACTTACTTTACTCATGTTGATGGCAATTATGATATGCCTGCTTTTAGTGAAAACTATCCAGATAATACAAATAACTTAAAACTTAACTCAGCAAATTGGGGTGCATACTATAATGTTAAACACACAAGTAATGGTTTTACAATTGAGCCAGGATTTACACTTAATTCATATTCAAGAAAACACACAGGAACAACAGATGGTGTATTTCAATATGATAATTTGGGAGAGAAATTTGATGCAACTGCATTCACAAAAGCATCTTATAAATTAGGATTAGATTGGACAATTGAAGGTGACTACCAATTTAGAAGTACTTCTTTTACATATAAAAATGAATCTGAAAATTTTGGTGCTAAACTATATGAATATAACTTTCATAATTATTCCTTTGGATTGTCATACAGAGGTAATGATGTATTTAAACCTTATATAAGTTTTGGAAAATCTTCAAGAGAACCAAGTAGAACAAACTTACTATTTAAACTAGATAATACACCAAATAATTATGTAACTGATGGAACAACAATATCAACTGATAATATATCAAACCAGTCACAAATATCAAACACAAAATATGAAACTGTTAGAGATTTAGAAGTAGGTACTAAAATCAATTCTAAGTATATAAATGGATCTTTTAATACATACTATATGTATTTTAATAATGAAATTGTATCTATTGGTCAATTAAACTCAATGGGTATAGCATTAGGAACTAATGCTGATAAAAGTTATAGAGTAGGATTTGAAGGTGATTTAACATTAAAATTGAAAAAAATAGAAGTAGGAACAACATTTAATTTTTCCAAAAATAAAGTTTGGTTAGATGATGTAAAATCAGAACCAGTATTGACACCTAACTTCATATCTAACTTATTTATAGACTATAATATTGGTAAGCTAAGCATTGGAACAAATTATAAATATGTTACACAATCATTTTTAGATAATAGTAATACATTCATCTGTCCAGAATATCACTTGGTAGATGCACATATTGGTTATAAATTCAAATCTGGTATATTGTTAAACCTATTTGTAAATAATTTATTGAATAAAAATTGGACAACTGGTGGTAGTGTAGGATATCCTACAAATCCTGATGGTAGTAGTGCAGGAGATCCTTATAGACAATTTTACTACACTGCAGGAACTAATACTTACTTAACACTAAACTATAAGTTCTAATGGACAAGAATAAGATTGTTAATAGTTTTGATATATTTGATAAATATGGTGATATTGAAAAATTTCACCATTTATTAGAAAGTAAATTTGAAAAATATGAAAATACAATCACAGTAAATATGGGCTCATTCAAATACCCAAACTATGTTAAGAAAAAAGTTCCAGGTATTGCAGATAACTCAATCTATCTAATTGCAGAAGATGATTATTTTAGATTAATCTATGACAAAGGAATTGCAATGTTTGACTTAACAATTAGAAAAGGACTATTAGTGAGTGAGTCAATAAAATTATCATCATCACTAACTAAAAATAAAGAAGATTTAACAAGAGTAATTGAATTATTAATTCACAAATTAAATGAACCAAGTAGAAATAATAGCAGTAGTCTTTAGTTTATTATCTGTAATCCTTGCAGTTAAAAACAACTTTCTTACATGGCCAGTAGGTATTGTAGGTGTCATATTCTATGGGATTTTGTTTTATCAAACAAAAACTTGGGGAAATATGTTCCTACAATTTCTCTTTATAGCTCAATCATTATATGGTTGGTATAATTGGAAGAAAGATAAAGTAATTCTACCTATTGAGAAATTAGATAAACATGATGTAAATCTATTTGCAATAACAACTGGTTTACTATGTTTCTTTATATCATTTGTACTTCTAATGACTGGTGATAAACAACCTTATCTTGATGGTATAACAACAGGATTAAGTATAGTTGGAACTTTATTATTAGCATTCAAAAAAATAGATAATTGGTATTATTGGATAGCAGCAGATGTACTTTACATTTATTTATTTTATTCTCAGGGACTTTATTGGTCAACTGGAATATATTTTGTATTTTTGTTACTTGCAATATCAGGATTAAAAACATGGAATATGTCCTTAAAGAAGAGGTAATAATTGTAATATATACATAAAAAGAAATTATTAAAATGTATATAAAAGAAAGTGAAATTGTTAAAATTACAATATCTGATATAAGTAAAACAAAGTGGGAGAAAAAAATAGGTAAAAAAATTGAAGGAAATGAGATTGAAGTACACTGGACTCTTCTAAAAGGATCAACATTTAGAACCATATCTATAAATTTAATATGTGATGATTGTAATATAATTCATAAAAGACGTATAAGAGATTTAGATGTAGAAAGTAATATACATTATTGTAATAAATGTTTTAATAAAGGTAAAAGAAATGGTAACTTTGGCAAACCTTGTTCAGAAAAATCTAAAGAGGGTACAAAAAAATTTATGGAGTTAAATGGTAATCCATTTACCTGGGAAAGTAGTAAAATAAAAATAAGAGAGGCAAAACCTTGGGAAAAAGCACATAGTGCAAATACTGGAAGTAAAAGAAGTGAAGAGGTTAAAACTAAAATGAGTGAGTCTGCAATTCTTGCTTTTAAAGAAGGTCGTAGAAGTCCTGGTAGTGGTTGGGCAAGAATACATACAAAAGAATATAAAGGATTGGACTATCAAAGTAAATATGAACTAAAGTTTATACAATATTTGGAATCTAAAGGTAAATTAGATATTATTGAAAAAGGACCAACAATTCCTTACTTTGATATGAATGGTAAAGAACATATGTATTTCAGTGATTTTAAAATAAAAAACACAAATATAATATTTGAAATAAAATCTTGGTATTATTGGGAAAAAAACAAAGAAATAAATATCATAAAAAAAGAAACCGCTTCAAAAATATATGATTTTTATTTAATAATGGACAACAACTTTTCAGACATTGATAAACTAATTGAAAATGAAAAAATATAAAAATTCACTTGCCTTAATGAAGGCATACCCACCTCACTTAGGTCACTTATACCTAATTGATACTGCTATAGAAAATAGTGAGCATACTCATGTAGTTATCTCACATAATAAATCTCAGACAATACCTGGTGAAATCAGATTTAATTGTTTAAAAGAAATCTATAAAGATAATCCTAATGTAACTGTATATAACTTTGATGATACAGGACTTCCTCAATATGATTATGAATGTAAAACTCTTGATGAATTCTACTCTTATTGGGTTCCAGAAATCTATAAATTAGTTGATGGATTAGATGCAGTATTTACATCTGAAAGTTATGGTGATGATTTTGCTAAATATCTTGGTGTAGAACACTTTTTAGTTGATAAGGAAAGAACTACATACCCTGTATCAGGAACTGCCATTAGAACCAATACTTTTGATAAATGGGACTATATACCTCAACAAATAAAACCATACTTTGTGAAAAGAATTGCCATAATGGGTCCAGAATCTGTTGGTAAATCTACAATGACCAGAGAACTGGCAAATTGGTATCAAACTAATTTTGTTGATGAATATGGTAGAACAGTTTATGAAGCTAATGGTAATAAAGTAACTCATGAAGATTTTATAACAATTTCAGTTGGTAGACAATCATTAGAAGATTGGAATCTTAAAAAATCAAATAAATTATTATTCTGTGATACAGAGGATATAACAACATATCTTTTCTTAAAGATGTATTGTGATGATTGGACTAAAGAAGAAGACCAGTGGTTCTTAAAAACACTCTCAGAGAAGAAACCATATGATTTGTATATCTTATTGAAACCAGATTTTGAAGGAGTACAAGATGGTACAAGAAGTTTTCTTGAAATAAGACAAGAACATTATGAAACTATTAGAGAAGAATTAGTATTAAGAGGTTGTAATTTCATAGAAGTTGGTGGAGATTGGAAAGAAAGATTTGAAGAGTGTAAAAGAAATATAGAATTAAATTTTAATATATAATTTATGGAAAAGTTCACAGATAGAATAAATGAATCAGTTAGTAAGAAAGTATTTATAGAACCTGTTGCAAGTGCATCAGACTTTCTTGAATTTATTGATGAAAATGATTTTGACTTTGATGGTAATGAATTCTTTGATGGTATGGATATGTGGGAAGAAGGTACATTATCAAGTAGATATTCTAAAGATTGGTGTCAAAAAGTAATTGATGGTAATACAGGAGAATATTGGGAAAGAAAAAAAGAATATTATCCAGCAATTCTTAAATTGTTAGTAGATTACAATTTAGATACAATAAGATTTGCTTGTGATTGGTAAAAAATAATTATAATAAATGAAACACTTAAAAAAGTTTAATGAAATGAATAATATAGATATGAATATATCTGGTCTTAAATGTGATAATTGTGATTACTCAGATCCATCAGTTAAATTAGAAGACTATGAAAAAAGTATTGGTAAACCTTGTCCTAAATGTGGTGAAAGTTTATTAACTCAAGAAGATTATGATGGTGTAATGCAAATTGTTCAAGCAGTTGAAATGTTAAATGGATTCTCAGAAGCAGATATAGATGCAATTGCAGGTAATCTTTCAGAAGATGAAATTGATGGTGCATTAGATATGATGAACTTATTAAAAATGACCAAAACTGGTGAAACAGAAGATGGTAGAGAAAAATGGGATATGGGTGGATTACCTAACAGAATATAATTATGATTAAAAATTATAACCAATTTATAAATGAAGAATTTAGTAATGATACCATTATTGAAGTCCTAATAATTTTAGAGGATATACAAAAACAACTTAAAAAAGGTATTTGTCCAATGAAAATTATAAGTGAGAATCCAATTATATTTGAGTATCATTCTGGTGCAATATATACAGATCAAATAGGTATAAACTTTAAACCACATCACCATTATGAAAAGGTATCTATAGACAATGAAAATAATCAAATAGTTATTAAATGGTTAGATGTTATTGATACTATGTGGCCACACTATACACCAAATGAATTAAGATTTAATAGTGTAGATGAAATTGAAAAATTCCTTAAAAATAGATATTTAGATAATAAATGGGAATTAAGAAAACTTAAAAAAGGTAGATATTTAACAGATGATGGTGTAGATGATATACCTTGGAATCTTAGATAAATAAAAAAGACTCAAATTGAGTCTTTTTCTATTTAGAAGTTTATTTTCAAACCTAAGTTTTTATTATATGGATCCTTAGAAGCAAATACTGAAATGTTTTTAGTTAAGTTCAAATTGGCTTGGAATATATTACCAAATGCATTTACATTTGTTATGAATGAACCTTTAGTAGTATATAAAAATTTATCAAAGAAATTCTTATCTATATTATTAACATCACAGAAATTTTCAAAATCCTCTTTTCTAACATCAGCACCTGCAGATGTTAAGAAGTCATAAACTAAATGTGCTTTTTCATCAACTATAGTATTTAAGTCTTTACTTTGTAATTCAGTTTTATCAAATACAATATTCTTTGCTTTTTTGTGTAGAACTTCTTCTACTTTTTCAGGAGTTACATTCTGTGAATTTATATAACCCATAGTTACCAATAAAGGTACTAAGAACATATTTTTAAGACCTTCATTTATATGATCTTCATTTACCTCATTAAATTTTTTTAAATATTTCATAACTTATATATTAATTTAAAAAATTATATTATCTTTGTAAAATGAAAAAAACACTATTACTATTACTACTTACATTTTATTCCTTTTCTCAAGAAGGAAAAAAAGAACCATTTGATTCAATCACAAATTGTGAATCAAGATACCTTTATTTTCCCAATTTACAAACATATTATGATTCAAAAACAGAAAAGTATCTATATAAAGTTAATGGTGAAATTATAGAATCTGATGAAAGACCAAAAATTGGTTATTCAGTATATAATGGTTATCATGTACAAATAACTGACTATGATGGTGATGATATTTTTAATTGTTTAGAAATTCACAAGAAATTATATCCATATGTATCATCAAAATCAAGAAAAAGAAATGAGATATGATAAATATATTATCTATTATAGTACCAATGGTAATAGGTGGGTTAATACTTATGTACATTATATTAGAGACTGTATCTATTTTTGAATTTGGTAGACAAAATGGTAAAGAAATTACAAAATTCAAAAACAATATGAACTTTAAACAAAGTTTTATTAATTTTTATAAAGTAATTAAACTTATTAATATTAAAAATTTTGATGATTCATTTGAAATTCATACAAGAATGAATGGTGGTTATATACTAAATTCTATTTCATATTATATGAAAATAATTGATGTAGATAATGTACTTTTAATAACTAAGAGTTCATATCAGATTGGTTATACTTTATCAACATATAAAAAAATTGATAATGATTTTAAAGAGTATAAAATTAATATTACTGATTCACCAGCACTTCTTTATTGGTATAGATACTATAAATTAGATAAATTGATAAAGAAAAGCAAATGTAGATTGGTAGAACCTGATGATATAAACAAAATAATAAATGGACACTATACTGTTTATAACAGAGATACAAAACTAAAAGAATTACTAAATGACTGATAAAGAAAAAAATTTATATAGAGCAGCAGGTCTTACTTTTAATGTAGGTAAGAATGAGATTGTTGTTATTCCACCTAAAAAATATTTTGATATTGAAAATCCTGGTAAAAGTATTGACACTTCAAAAATGATTGAAGAGTTGGAATACCTTATTGGTTTTGTTGAAAAAATTTCTATTAAATTAAGTAATAAAGAATTTACAAGTAGAGCACCTGAGAAAGTTGTTGAAATGGAATATAAAAAGATAAATGATTCTATGAGTAAAATAAGAATAATTACAGAAACTTTAGACTTTATTTACAATATTTCATCTGACTTAGATAAGAAAAAATTACTTAAAAAGTCTGTTATTGATAATACAAAGTTTAATGACAAACAAAAAGAATTTCTTATAAATGAGATTGAAGAAGCTGATGAATACTTTATTAATATACTTGAAGAAAAGATAATAAATGATTAGTAGAAATTATACATACACAGTTGATGAAATAATAGAATTTATTGAAATATATTTTGAAGTAAATCACTATAAGAGAAGAGGTGATGGTCTTATCACCTCTGAATTTTCAATAACCAATACTGATATTGATATGGTATTACAATACTTTGATAAAGATATGAAAGTATTTGATATTTCAATGTACACATTTGCAGGTGGTTGGGAGACTAAAAGAAAATGTATGAAAATACAAATGGATGTTTGTGAAAAAGAAAACAAATATGATTATTGGTTACAAACTCCTGATATACCTTACATTGATATGTATTCATTGAAAAAAGTAGGTGCTTTACCAGAGATTGCTAAGGAAGAAATCTTTGGTAAGATAAATGAATTCTTTAAACTAACTTGTAAAAAAGAACAATTAAGAGATATAAAATTATTAGAATTGGGTATTAAGTAGTGAATGTTACAGCACCACCAGGTCTTCTCCAGTCAGGTTCAGAGTAAACTCCAACAGTTGACCAATAATTCAATCCTCTTGTATCATTAGATGTTGTTGTTTTAAAATCATCAATATTTATCCATCCTGCTGTTCCATCACAATCAACATAAAACTCTAATACACTATCGTGATTTATCACAGGTGTTGTATAAGTTAATATTTGCCAAGTACCATTTGCTGCATTTGTGGCACTAACTGCCATTGTCTCTGCTAAATTTCCCGCTAAAGGGTTAAATGCATACATCAATCTTGGTTGATTTCCATTATATGCAGCACCGTCACCAACAACTGATTTTCTAATAGCAATAGTAACATTACAGGTTTGCCCTGAACTAACAGCTATTCGAAAAGGATTTGAAAATGTTTTATTTGTTGTAACCTCAGGTTTTATTCTTATAGTTGGAAGACCATTATAAGTGATTACATTATCATTCTGAATAAAACCATTACTTTGAAATTGTCGATATTCATTATTTACTCCACCATGTTTTAATGATGTTACTCCATTAAATCCATTCACAGAAGTAAATGCAGCCGTAGAAGCATAAGATGCAGTTATTCCAAAAAATAAACAATTTGTTAATGTAGTTCCAACTTGACCACCTCTTATACATGAAGTTGAAAAAAGGCTATCTACACCATTAGGATTTTTCCCAAATGTACAATCTGAAAAATGTGTGTAATCATTAAACATTGCTGAATATCCAATAGCAGTTAGAAGTCCTGTTTTACCTGCCCAAAAGAAGCAATTATTAAACCAAAGTTTTCTAAAAGTACCACCAGAAGAAGAAGCAATTACATTTAAATTTGTTACATTTCCGTAAAAATAGCAATTTTCAAATTTTTCAAATACTGATCTATCTATGCTTGTAGTTGAGTTACCTGTTATCAATCTAATAGCAATTGAATTATTAAAAAATATGTAATTACTCACCGAATATCCAGTAGAATTGGAAGTAAGATAAAGCGCACCATTTCCACCATTTGCATAAAATTTATTACCAGAAGTTCCTGTTAAGGGATTACTTTGTGAGCCAGCATTACTACAGGATGATATAACATTATTACTACCAATGCTTCCTCCAAAATGTGTAGCAAAACCGGCAAAACCAATTATCAAATTATTATCATTAATTGTTCCGGAAATTTCAGAGTAACTAAAGAAAATGTTATTAGATAAAGTGTATGTAGTAGTAAATAAACTAGCAAATAATGTACTTGTACCTGGATTGTTAATTTGCCAAAACGTGCATTGTTGTACATTAAACGTTCCAGTATAAGTTGATGTTCCACTGGCATGAGAATTTGCACCTAATTCAAAAAATTCTACATCAAAAAATGTAGTTATCCCTTGTAATCCTTGACGGAAACGAGTTTTGAATGTTGCATTTACACTACGTATTTTTATGTTTCGAGTAAGATTTACTAAGTCCGCTTGCATAAAGATTGCAGCATTACCATCATGAGCAAATGTTGTTGCAGGAATAGTCAATGTAGTTCCAGATGCATTTGAGCTTAAAACTCTTCGATCAATTTGAGTAGTTGTTCTTGTTGTGCTTGGAATAATGATAGTATCGTTTTGTCTCCATCCAGTAGCAACATTACTTGTTATGGTTGTTGCACCAACAGCAATATCTGCTGCTAAAAGAGCTCTGTGTAATATAGTAGTTGCATGCTTTGTTTCTAATGTACCATAATTTAAAATTCCAAATTGTAAAGCTGAGGCACAATTTATTTCTAGAACTGCAGTAGATGTTGCAGGTATTGGATTAGCAAAAGTCCCAATTGTAAATGTAGCTCCTCTACCAATTATTAAATCACCATTTAATCTCAATCCATAATTTGTTGATGGTGCTATTCCATAATTAAAGGTTCCATTACTACCCACATAACAATTTCCATATTGTGTTGCAAGAGAAGTACTATTCATAGTAACTGTTACAATAGTATTAACTCCTGCTGCAGTATATTCACCAGAAGTTATCACTGTATCGGTTGCTACAGGTGCTTGTGTAGTTGTAGTAACAAGAGCTCGACTCCAGTTATTTGTAACAGCACTTCGATAAACAGTTACTGTACTATTTACTGAAGAAAATGCTCTAACTGAATATTGATTTCCTGCAATTAGTGTAACACTGCTATCAAATTTAAAATATGTCCAACCAATAAAACCTCCATTTAAAGTACCACCAGTATTGGGTAAATCTGAAATATTTACTACAACATCCTTTACAACAGCACCTACTGTATTATTCCATAGCCTTACAGTCATAGTTCCAGAAGGAACTGCTATTCTTGATCCTAATTGTAATGCAACACCTGCTACAGTTATAGCACCAGGAGTAAGTGCTACAGAAGCATTGGTTTGGGTTGTAGTCAGAGCTTGTTCACTAGTTCTATTATCTAAATAAGAAGTAGCTTCAACTAGCCCCCAAGTAGAAGCATCTAAGAAATTACCAGATTGTATTGATTGTAGTATTGCCATTATCCAGATTAATTTTGTGTACCTTGTATTACCAAAGTTGCTTTTGTTATTGTTGAAACTGAGTCAACATTAAAACGTATTATATCACCAGAATTGATAGTTGTTGTCCAACCTGTTAAAGTTGAACTTTGATTTTTTATAACTGATGATAATGTTGGTTTAGCAGAACCTGTTATAGTATCTGATTGTGTTGCAGGATAATTAGCATAAGTATCTTTCCAAACATCTATTACAATTGAGCCAACCTGGTCTGCAATCAAAGTCCAAGAACTTATAGTCATTGAATAAGGAATAACAATGTCTCCTTGAACACCTGTTGTTATAATCGAACCAGCACCATCAATAGTAATACCAAAACTTCTTTCTATCTGAGGTGTAGAACCAGTTGCACCAGCAGGACCTGTTGGACCAGTTGGACCAGTTGGACCAATTAAACCATCTGCACCTGTAGCACCTTGTGGTCCAGCAGATAATGATGTATCAACTAATTGATTACCATTTACTCTACCAATTACATCTTGAGTTGTTAATTCATCTGGTAAATCACCTAAAAAGAACCAACCATCTTGGTCTCTATCAACAACACTTATTTGAGTATTCTTTACAGTTGTATTTGCTTGGTAGAAATAACTTGAACCACCATCATAGTTATCTGTTCCTCCTTGTGATGCATTATTATCATATAACATATTATAGTTATACGAATTAGTTATAGTACAAGAACCAATAGCAGAACCATTATCTAATTTATATTTTGTTAATGTTGATTTTGTTATACTTAATGTAGAAAATTCTGAGTTATTATCTAAATCAAAATAAGATAGCTCACAACTTTCATAAAAGTCTGTTTTGTTTATAAGTGATGTGTTATTTAGTGTTACATACTTAAACATTAAATCACCATAAGCAACTATATCATTTATTTTAGAACCATTATCTAATGTTATATTAGTCATAATAGTTTTACTATTAACACTAATCCTATACATATAAGACTGGTTATTTAATATAACATTATCTTGAGATATACCATCAAAGTTTATATTGTTGTTATATGAATTTGTAATTCTTTGATTTCCAATTCCCTCAAATCTTTGCTTATCTAAGTTATATGTAAATCCTTTACCCCATTGAAAAGCTTTTATAGGACAATAATCACCAGTTTCATTTTGTATCTTCTTTAATTCATCATAGTTAAATGAAACCTCGTTTATATTCTTCTCGTTTCTATAAACAATTTTATTATTATCTATATCATATTTTATTTTATCATAAGATATATTATAATTTTCATTATCATATAGTATTAATTCCCACTCTTCATTTAACTCATAGTCACTATTTGCAGAACCTACATTTCCATTTTTGTTTTTCCAAACATAACCACCCCATATAACTCTATCATCTATATTATATGAACCAGTAAATTGCCATATACCAAAATCTCTATATTTAGGTGTATAGAATATACCTGTACCAAATGTATCTAATTTATTATTTTCTAATGCTAATAAGTATATAGTTGAACCCTTACCTTCATTACCATAACCATATAATAATCTATCTACATCAACAATTTTATATGTAACACCTCTTATTAATCTTCTATCAGCAATTAGTGTTAATATATTACCTAAGTTTGTATATATAATGTTTATTTCATCCGGTATTACAACTTCACCACCTAAACTATCAACTAAAGTTAAAGTATTATCACTTGGAGTAAAATAACCACTTACAATAGGATTACCAGGTCCCGTAGGTCCTGTAACACCTTGAATACCTTGAATACCTTGAGGTCCAGTTGAACCTGTTGTTCCTCTTGGTCCAGTTGCTCCAACTGGTCCTTGGATACCCTGAGGTCCTGTTGCACCAGTAACACCTTGACTTCCAGTTGGACCTGTAACACCTTGACTTCCAGTTGAACCTGTAACACCTTGACTTCCAGTTGAACCTGTAACACCTTGACTTCCAGTTGGACCTGTAACACCTTGACTTCCAGTTGGACCTGTAGCACCTTGACTTCCAGTTGGTCCTGTAGCACCTTGACTTCCAGTTGGTCCTGTAACACCTTGACTACCAGTTGGTCCTGTTGACACACCACCTAAGTCTAATAAATTACCAAATCCATCATAATATAAACCACCTACAACTTGAACTAATCTACCATATGTATTTGAGACAGTAAGCCCCGTTAAATTATTACTCATATACTTATATATAATTACAAAGGCCCTGTAATTTTAAAAATATATAGTTAATGCAGGAAAAAAAATATCTTAAATGGGAAGAGGTTGATAGTATTTGGGATGATACAAACTACCTATGGGAAGATGTTGCCATATTTATTGAAATAAATGACTTAGTTAATAGAGGTGGTGGAGATTATGCTGCTTATGTAAAAGGAAATCCATGGGAACAACTTAGAAAAGATTTAGGTGAAGAAAAAACCAAAAGAGTTATAAAACTTTATTGTAAACACAAAGGTGTTGAGTATGAAGAATCTAAAGGAATTAATGAAAGTATTAAAGTAACTGCTTCTGAATTTGAGATATTTGTTAAAAACTCAATAAGAGAAAGTATAAGTATAAAAGTTAATTTTTAAAATTAATATATAGAAATAATAAAAATAGTCAAATTATGGAAAAAAGTGATGTATTTAGCTTTGAAGACTTTATGAGTAATGGTACAAAACCAGTTAAAGAGTCTAAAAAAGAAGAAGAAAAAGTTGATGATAAAGTAACTGATGTTACTGAACCAGTTAAAGATAAAGAACTTTCAGAACCTAAAAAGAAAGAAGAAAAACCTGTTGAAACTGAAAAAGTAATGCCAGTTGAAGTTGAAGACTTTGTAATTGATGAAGATGATAACTCTGCATTTGTTGAAAGTACTGATAATGACAATTTCTACAAACTTTATAAAGATATAAATGAAGAGTTCTCTTGTGATATTGCAATTGAAGGTTCTTCACCAGAAGATACTTATGCAAGAATTATTGTTGAATCAGAAGAATGGTCTTTAGTATTTCCAGGTACAATCAGAAATGGTAAATGTATTGTTCCTATTAAAAAATTAGGAATCTTAAAAGAAGGTGAAGTTGGTAATATTAAACTTGAAGTAGTTGCAGAAGGTAACTTATTTATTCCGTGGGAAGATACATTCAAAGTTAAAGTTTCTAAGAAAGTAACAGTTAACTTAAATGAAACTAAAGCTGCTCAAAAAGCACCTGTAACAAGAAATGTTGGTGTTAAAGTAAATGTAAATAGATAAAAAAATCCACTGAAAAGTGGATTTTTATTTTAGTATTGATCACCTCTACCAGGATTAGGTGGTTTTGGAAAGTCCATATAATCATCTGACTTTTTAGGGAAAGCATCATTTTCTTTTTGAAAAACTATTCTTTTTCTTGAAAAAGTATCTCCCAAATACCCAATGTATATGTTATTATATTCTGAAAATTGATTCTGCATATCTTTTATTAACTCATCTAACCAATCTTGTTCTTTATCATTTATTCTATCCATCCAACCCATTGCTAGACATATAGACATATTATAATTACCATCTAATTCATCTAATACAATTTTTAAAGGAAAGAACCTACCTATAAACTCATCACTTATATCAATGAATAATTGTTCTGCAACAGTTTTATACATTTTATCAAAGTCCATTACTTCTTTAGACTCTTTTATATCAGTATCAAGATTAATCTTGATATAGACATATCTGATATTTTTATCAGTTATATCACTTTCAATTAAATCATCCAATTCTATACCAGAAGGTTCTTCTGAGGCAGAACCTGGAAATTTAGTAACTGCAGTAGCAACCACTACATCAAATCTTTCTTTTAATATCTCATAAAAAGGAATCACATCATCCTTTACTTCACTCCAATTATAATCTTTATTATTATGAATCCCTGCCCCATAATATGCAGGTTTTAATATATTAATAATGGCCACACTATTACTATCACCTCTACTTACTTTTGTTACAAACCCCTCATCCTTTAAAAATGCTAAGTACTCATCACAAAAATCACTCACTTTTCTAAATCCTGTAATTACACTCATCATATGAGATTTAAGTGGGGTAGTAAAACTTTCATATAATTTTAAATATTTCATTACTTATATATTAATTTTGAAAATCTTTTTAGTAACTTTATTATATAAATAATAAAATATAAATAATTATGGACAGACACAGTTTAATACAAGAGTTTCCTGAGCACCAGGACAAAATTCACCAATTGAAAATGGAAGACAATCACTTTAAAAAATTATTTGAAAAATACCACATTTTAGAACATGATATTCATAGAATAAAATCTGGTGCAGAAGTTACTTCTGATGAAGAATTGAACCACAAGAAAATTGAGTTCTTACAATGTAAAGATGAATTGTTTGGTATGATAAAAGGATAATATGAAAAGTCCACTAACTGGAAAAGAAATGATTCTAATGTCAGAACCTGACACACTTGAATATAAAGGTAAAGTTTATGATGTTATACATCATTTTTACTTATGTATAGATACTAATGAAAGGTTCACCACAACTGAATTAGATGAATTAAACTTAAAAGAATTACAAGATGAAGTTAATATGCAAAAAAGTAGGTCCAACTAAAGATAGATTTAGATTAACCATAGGAAAAGAATATAATTCTATTGGACATTACAAAAATAGATATGATGATACTATAATACAAAGTTATAGAGTTGTTAATGATGATGGTCTTGAATGTCTATATGACTACACAATGTTTCATTCATTAGAAGAAATAAGAGATAGTAAATTAAAAAAATTAGGAATATGAAAGTATATTGTCATGATAATAATTGGTTAGATAAAGAACCTAAACTAACAATTGGTAAGATGTATGAAGTGATTGAAGAAAGAGGACACAATTATTTTCTAATTGAAAATGATGAAGGTAAAAGAGAAATTTTCCCGAGATCTTGTTTTCAGTACATTGAACAAATGAGAGAAACAAAACTAAGAAAATTAGGAATATGATAGTTATAAAACCAGATAGTTTAGAACAAGAATGTAATATGACATCTGTATTTCTTGCAGGTTCAATTGAAATGGGATTAGCAGAAGATTGGCAAACAAAAACTTCTGAGTTGTTTAAAGACACTGATGTTACTTTCTTTAACCCAAGAAGAGATGGTTGGGATTCAAGTTGGACTCAAGAAAGAATTAATAAAGAGTTTTCACATCAAGTGAATTGGGAAATGGATAGTTTAGAAGAGTGTGATATAATCTTTATGAATATATTACCTGGTACAAAAAGTCCAATCACTTTATTAGAACTTGGATTACATGCCAACTCTAAAAAGATTATAGTTTGTTGTCCAGATGGATTTTGGAGAAAAGGAAATGTAGAAATTGTTTGTAGTAGATTTAAAATACCTCTTTATAACAATTTTGAAGAAGCAGTTGAAAAATTAAAAGATATGATAAAAAATTCCTCTAAGTGAGGAATTTTTTTTATCTTTACAAAAAATAATATAATAATGGAAACAAATAATGATAATGGTGACTTCATCTATTTCATAGCTTATCCAGGTGGTGATAGAACTAAAATAACTGTATGTTATGAGTCTATTGCTTGTGATTATGAAATAAATGATTATGCATTAGCCTCAAGAGGAAGATGGTATGACTTCAAAGAAGCAAATGAATATTGTAAACAATTAGCAAAGGATAATAATTTAATCTTCATCAACTCTGATGATGGTGATGGTAATGACTATTTAGACTAATGAAAGATAAATATGAAAATTTTACAAGTGAACAACTTACTAAAGCATTTGAGAAGTTGGGAATTGTAAAGATGATTGATAGAATAGAATCTGGTGAGGATCCTAATATTAGATTCTCAAGGTTTGATACTTGTTACATAAGTGAGATTCAATATGTTGATAGATTATCTGAAATTACAAGAAGATATACAAGATTATCTGACACATTTGAAAGAGCATATCAAGTATTAAAAGATTGGTATGAAATTGATAATCAATTTTATAGAAGAGAAAAAGATTTTCTAACTTGTGATTATGGATTTGTATGTAGATATGATTTACCAAAGATTACTATTGATATAAATAAGTTTCATACTCATTTATATCATATAAGAGTTGCATATCAACATTATGATAGTACTTGGTATGATACAAAAGATTTAGAAAAAGATTTAAACAAAATTTTAGAAAAATTACTTGATGAATCAACAGATAAAATTTTAAAAAGAGAACTTAAATTAAGAAAAATACTATGTTAATGTATTATAAAGATTGTGTATTTCCAATTAAGTGGAAAACACTTATGGAAAAAGGAATGTGGTATTCAATGGAACCAAGTCAAATAACTGCAACAATACCTAAAGAAGATTATAAAAAGATTAGAATGTCTTTACTTAATTCAATTAGACATAGAACTCAGGAAAATTTTATAATTAATAGACCTGGTAAATGGGAAGATGAACATGAATCTGGTAAAGTTTATTTTAAAAACTATCTTGGTGGATTATATGGGTACATAGATTGTGATATGATGATTAGAAGAGCAACAAAACTTAGTGAAAACTCAAAAGAAGTTAAGATAGTTATAGAGTTTGATTGTAACTATGAACAAATTGAAGACAAATCAATAATAAGAGATTTACTATTAAAAAATTTATTACATGAAAATTAATAAAATTATATTAAGAATACTACACTTCTTTGGTGTGGCAAAAACTCAAGCACATATAGATGATGTTAAAATCTATATACCAAGTGATTATGGTCATAATGGATATAATTTTGAATTTACAACTCAAATAGTTGATGATATTAAGGAACAAGCATATAGAGAATTAGAAAAGAATACTAAGTTAAAGAAGTGGTGTACCAGAACCAAACAGATATGGGTTGTTTTACCAGGTGGTCTAATGAAGGTATTTAATTATATTGATGGTACTTTATACTGGCCAGGATTAGAAGATGTTGCAGCACAAAGAGCCAATAAATTAAGTAAGATATTAAATGAAGAATAAAGTAACAAAGAAACAGGTAGAAGATTATATTAAGTTCTTAGAGAAAGCTTTAGCAAGTAAAAACTTTAAGAATAATGACCCTGATAAGTATGAGAAATATAAACAGAAACTTGAAAAAGAAAAATTAAAACTAAAATTGGTTTTTAATAAAGATTAAATGAAATTAAATGTAGATTTTATAGACAGAGAAGATTATATTTGGATATATCAAAATTGTGATATATTCAAAAAATATCTATATGATTACTTTGACTTTAAAGGTAAAGGTCTAACACACTGGGCAATTAGAGTAAGTGCAAATGGTCATTATATAAAAGTAACTCTACACAAAGCACCTAAATTAAATGAGGTAAGTTGGATGATACTTAATGGTAGTTTAGATAGTAACACTGATATTGGTGCAAGAATAGGTGGAGGTATTGGAACAATAACAAACTCAATCAATGTTGCAGGTGCAAAAAATCAACCTATACAATCTAAAGAATTAGATGGAATAAAAGAAGAAACTCAAGGTACTTACTTTAAGGACATAATGAGAATAATTAAAAGAGATATTAAACTTAAAACAATATTAAATGAATAAAGAAGAATTAAAAACTGTGATTGGTTCACTAATGTCCGATCTTAGACTTTTCAATACTTTTACAACATTTTCTCCTAAATTAGGGAATTGGGCATATGACTATTTAGAAAGAATGAAATTACTTATTGAACTATTAAATGAATTGAAATCATTAGAACCTGAACTTGAATCAGATTGTGACAACTTAATCAGTCATACAGAAAGAGAGATTGAAGATCCATTTGATGGTAGAACTTTTAGAGGTGCTTTTCTTTATGCATATCAAAGTGAAGAAGGTTGTACCAGAGAAGTACATACATATTTAGAGAGAATTTTAACACATCCAGAATATAATAACATTGAAGTAAATATTGCAACTCAAAGAGAAGAAAAACTAAACCAAATACTATGATACTTTATCAATTAATACTATCACATTTAACGTTTGACTATGGTAAAGCTTTAACACCAGAAATGATTAAAGCTAAGTCAAAAGGTTATCCTTATATTCCAATTGCTAAACAAGCACTCTTACATGCAATTGGTATATGTTTAGTTTTAATATTTAACTCAATTAGTATTCAAAAAATAGTTGTGGTAAGTTCATTTGAGTTCTCAGCTCACTTCTTTATAGATGTGATGAAAGGTAGAATTGAAACTAAATGGCCTAAACTAAAGGATCCAACTAATCCTTATCACTGGCATTTATTTCAAATAGACCAGTTTTTACATATTACTTGCAAATACTTAATCTATTTATTTGTTGTATAAAAAAAGGTGAGAATTATTTCTCACCTTTTTTCATAAAATACTTTTCTATTCTTTTACTTAATCTCACATTTGGATCTTCATCAGTTCTTCCTAATAAACTATATGGTGTTAAAAAACCAATACTTAGAAAAATCCTTCTACTTGAAAATGCATCTGTCCAATGTTTATATAAAGAAGCCTCAAAACAATACATATCAGTGGCTTTTACTTCAAAAACATCTTTGTCTATGTAAAAGTTATAATCTTCTGCTACAACGCTTATATTACACTTATAGTTTATATATCCTTCTTTAGATACATCATAATGTGCATTTATCTTTCCACCTTTATTCATATCAACAACTTGTACAAATGAATTATCTGTTGGTAATCCCATTTCATCTGCAACTCTTTTAATAATTGATTTTAAAAAGTCAGGTAATTCTTCTTTATGAACTTCTGATGCAGACTGAAATGTTGTAATATAGTTTGTTAGTGGTGTATCTGATATATCAAACATATGAGATTTACCTTTTAATTCTTTAGAAAATTCAGTAATATAATAATTACTTTCTCTACTTTTAAAATCAATAGTATCAACCCATTCAGTTATTAATTTTACTTCTTCATTTGAAATAAAACTTCTTTTTATTTTATAATTTTTAGATTCCATTTTGATAAAAATTCTTTTGGTCCATTTTCTTCTATTATTGAATGTTCTTGAACAGATAACAACTTATCATAACCTGTTTGGTCAACATTAATAAAACAAAACCAATGTGTTGCAGGTAATTCACCTGTCTCAGAAACCGGAATACTTAAATGTCCTTTAGGTAAAGTTTCTTTATATGCTTGTAAACCTGGATGTAATACATTTTTATTTTGATTTGGAACTAATACACCTTTACTATTTTCTCTTGCTAACTCTACTTTAGAGTCTTCGCATAATATACATAACTTCATATTTTCTTATTTATTTTTTATCTATAATATTTGTGTATAAATATTCACCACCATAAACATCTAAAGGAACAGAATATAAATAATCTACTTCACCAGTTTCTACATTTAATTCTCCAATACATTGAAATTCATTATTTGTTTCTTTATCATTTGAAATTAAATTACAATATATTTTACCATCAACATTTATAGCACTAATTGTATACCATACTTTTGACATAGTAATATCAGGAACATTGTTTATAACAATTTGATTCATATTTTCATAATCAAATAATCCAGTATTTACATCATATCTACTTACAGATGATATTGGCAATCCATTTGCAGTAAAAACACCCCATGTTTCATCATTGTATCTAAATAAACTTGTTGGGAAAAGTCCATCATAATCAAGATTGTGAACTGATAATAATGATGCAGTTCCATAATATGTATCTACCATATAAGTTTTAGGGAAAATATAATCATTATCAAATTTATCAAAAAATAAAAATCTATCTAAACATACAAACTGACTTTCACCATAATAATACATAGATGTTGGTGTTGATGCACCTTTAAGACTATTAATAGTTATTGTAATATGTTGTGATGCAGAACCACCAAATTGACTTGCATTTATACTAATTGTATCACCAATTTTATATAAATCACCTCTATTATTAGTAAAAACACTTGAAACTGTTCCACCACTAACAACAATATCAAAACTTGCTGCATAACCAGAACCTGTTGTACTTCCGGTTAATCCATTATATGTATTATCTGTACCTGCAATTTTAGTAAAACTCAAGTCATCAATTGCACCACCAATAATTCCTACTATATCAATATCTATATATGACATACTACCAGAATTATCCATCTTACCAAATAAAATTGGATTTGATGGATCATAAATATCTTTACTTGCAAAATATTTTAATCCATCATCTGGATTATCTGCAAATACAGTAGGTCCATAAAAAATATCACTTGTTGCAAATGGTGTAACTTCATTATTTTTCAATAAATCAAATAAAACATAGTCATCTGGTGGTAAAGTTGGTACACTTTTAAGACCAAATATTAAAAAATCTGTTGATTGTTTTTTATTTCCAGATCCTCCACCTGCACCAGCCCCAGCACCTGCTGCTGCAGAAGATGCAGCTGCAGCAGCATTATTAAAACTTGACTCCATCATCATATTTGACTGATGTATAAAGTATTGTCTTGCTTGCTCTTGAGCACTTAATCCTTGATTTTTTGGTAAATTCCTAAATTGATTCCAACTCCACATATTATTTAATTAGTTTTCAGTATATATAAAATAATACCATTGTAAATTTGTATAATTGGTTTTTTATTTTTATTTTTGTCCAAAATATTATAATATGAATTCATTTACTTATAAAGATATAGAATATAAATCAGGAGATGCAATAATTTTCAAAATTGATGGTGTTGTGGTCAGAGGTAAATTATATACCGAAAAACGTCCAAAAAGTGAAAATTGGGTAAATGCTCATGTATGTCACAATAATGAAAGATTTGATGGAGATTGTGCATCAGATAAGTTTGGATATGATTACTCTTGGTCATTCTCATTTGACCTTAATGATACAGATCCATTTAGTGGTAGTGATGTTATTATTCTATGCCATGACATAGAATCTAATGAAAAAGAAAACTTCCAAGTATCTGATGAATTTGAAAACTTTCTATCAACAAAAGAATTAGAATTGGTTTCTGTTTTACTTGAGAGAGAATGTGTATTTAAACAATATAACAAATTTGAAATTTCAGAGAAAACAGGTTATATTAAACTTACTGATACAGACAAAAATAGATTTGTAGATATTAAGTTTGGTAGATTCTTGACTACTTTATTCACTACAGTTAAAGGTCTTTATAAAGTTGAAATTAATTATACAAACAGAGATATAGAAAATTTCTATAACTCATTTGTATCATTCCAAAGTGATAGCTGTATTGAGTTAGTTGAACTTAAAGGTGATGAAATAATTGAAGCATATAAGTCCGAAAATTACTTATACCAAAAATCTTCATTAGGTGGTTCTTGTATGACTGATAATACTGACTATCTAAAATTATATACTTCAAATCCTGATATTGTTAGTTTATTGGCAATTAAAACCTATGGTAAAATTGTTGGTAGATGTCTAATCTGGAATACTAATCAAGGTAGAATAATGGATAAAAGATATACTTGTTTTGATTGGGTTAATTCAAAATTTGAAACAATTATAGAAGAAAGTGATTACATTTGTTGTTCTACTTTAGAAGATTATCCAAAATGTAAGAAAATTGATATTAAATTAGAAAACTTTGAAGAGTTAAAAGATATTGAATATCCTTATCTTGATACATTCAAATATTTTAATACTGTTCAAGGATTTCTAACCAATACTATTAATGAAGAAATGTATGCACCACATACTGAACAAGAGAAAAAAGAGTTTTTACAATTAACAAGATCCAATGGTAGATCAGATAGAATATAAAAAGGCCTTTGGCCTTTTTTATTTTAATTTTATTTCTGGAAGTTCAACTTGATGAAATACTACATTCATTTCATTTATAAAAGTATCAATCCTACTTCCCAAATCCTCTAATTCTTTTACAATTAATCTATTAAGAGCTAATTTATTTATCTCATTCTTATATTCTTCAAAACATGACACAAAATATTTATTAACATCATCAAAGTCTTCTATTAAAATAAGTTTAAGTTTAAAATCTCTATCATTCATCAATTCTTTATACTCTAACTCTAACATATTTAAGTGTTCTATTAAATATAGAAAATACTCTAATTCTTTTTTCTCATTTATTACTTGTTTATAAAAATCCATAAAATATTTTTGTTTATTATATTATTAATTTATATCTTTGTCTAAATTAATTTTATATGAAGAATATTAAGTACATAGATGGTCAAACTAACTTCTCTTTTGATAATAGATTAGAATATGATGGGTTAGAATTACCAATTCTACCAATTGGTGCAACAGTATCTACAAGATATACACAAGATGTAATTGTGGGTATTGAATATTTAGGTTGTGGTTTCAGATACAAAATACAAACTGTAAAAGTAAAACCAGGACCTGAATTTCTTACTAAGGATTTATTTGTTGGTAAGATTACAGAAACTTATGCACACCAATTAACTACAATTGATAAAATCTCTGTATAATGGATGAAATACAACATGACCTTATTGTAGAATATATCAAAAATGGTGGTGAAATGTGGGTACTTGAAGCCATAAATACTTACAGGGATGGTGGTACTAAATCATTGGAGACTAATATGAAAAAACCTAATAGCACAGGTTTTATACAATATTACATCCACAAAAATAATTGGACAATACATTATAGTTATCCAACTTATATTGGTAATGATGAAGAAAGTATTATTACTAACAAACCAACCATTGCATATATAATGGATAGACTTAATAGATATAAAGAGAATATAGAACATAAGTTAAAATCAACTAATTCAATTATAGAAAACCTTTCAATTGAGGGAATTAGAGACAGAAAAATTAATGAAATTTTAGATAAATGAAAGAAGAATTGATAAATAAAATATTAGATTCCTTATATGAAGGAACTAAAGCAGGTGCAGTAATATGGTCACTAAGAAAAACTATTTTCAATAGTGAAACTAGTCATAATATGAATACATTGTCAACTGATGGTGAAACTGAATTTCAGGTTGAAATACATTTAGATGATAGTTTAAAATTAAAATCAGGAACCAGTCTTATTATACGTAATAAGAAAATATTAGATGGTTATGCATCTACTTCTTCTTATAAAAATGATACTCTAAAAGAATTGGAAAAACTCATCTTTGAAAATTTTATTAAACCAACTCTTAAACCAAGAAGTAATGATGAATATGTACTTGAAGATATTCTAAATAGTATTGGATCCAAAGAATATATGAGAGATAAAAAATTAGAACAGATATTAGGTGAAGATAAAGAAGAAACAAAAACAGAAGAAAAGAAAAATTGGAGATTATGGTAAGAGTTTGTTATAGTACAGAGTTTGGTGATTATGAAAAAGTAATTTCTATTAATGAGATTGCAGACTTCTCTAAAGATTATACAATAACTTCTGTTGAAGAGGTTGAACAAGAAAAAGAATATCAAGTAATCACAAGACAGATGGCAAAAGAAATGGCCAGAAGTAGAGATTGTCATTGTGTTTTAGGTAAAGATAGAGATAGTAACTTTGACCAAGTTATAGATAAAGTCTATGATTACTTTGAACAATATGAAAGAAATAAAAAACTAGAACAAATATTATCCAAATAATTTTTTTATTAACCCAATTTATATTACATTTGTACTATGAAAAAAATACTATTACTATTAACATTATTTTTGAGTTTCACTTCACAATCTCAAAATTTTACCCCAAACTTAAATGACAAATTACTTTCATAAACTTAGTTTTATAATAATATATAAAGTTATAAAAAAAAATCTTAATTATGTTTAATTGGTTAAAAAATATTTTTAAAAAAAAACTTATAAGAAAAAGAATTATATCTGATGATGAATATAATTCACTTAAAAAAGATAAACAAGATAGAATAAATGAAATACTTGATAAGATTTCAGAAAAAGGATATTCATCTTTAACCAAAAAAGAAATTGACTTCTTAAATAAAAATAGTTAATATTTTTATATATAGTCTATGAAGATTAATAAATATGAACATTTTCTTTTAGAATCTGTAGTTAATGAACTTATATTAGAAGCAAATATAACATTTAAAAAAGATTTTATAGAAGTTTTAGATGATATGAAAACAGGATTCCCTGGACCTGTTGATAATATATGTGATGTTCTTTTAGATATGATAGGAACTGATTTAGATATAAATCAAAATAATATTGGATTATCAACTGAAACAGACAAAATTACTTTTATACCAGAAGATAAAATTGATCAAGCAAATGTTAAAATAATTAAGAATGTAGTTTCTTACTCACAAGATAATGATTTACATCCTGTACAAAAAGAAGCTAAACTTCCTACAGAAGGAATGATATTCATAGAAGTAGAAAATTTCTTAGAAAATGATATTATAAATAGTTGGAAAATAATCAAAACCATTAATATGGCAATAGTTCCAGATTCTAACTATAATGATTGTATATTATACTACTTACAAAATACTGATGATCCTACTAAATTTACAACAATATTTCAATACAGTAATAAACCAAATGATATGCCTTATGAATATATTTTACCTGAAAATAAAATGGGTAAAATTAAAATAGGTAGATATGTAAATAGATTATTAGATTTAGAGTTCAAAGGTGACCAAAGAAAAGAATACACTGCATCAGATGTTGAACAATTCACCAATAAATTTATTAGTACAGTTGAATATAAACTAAAAGCACTTGACCATTTCAGAATAATTTCAGGTGGTGAAATTAAACATTGGTATCTATTGGATAATTATGCAGGAAAAACAGGACAATTAGGACAATCTTGTATGAAATATTCACATTGTCAAGAATTTTTTGATATTTATCTTGATAATCCTGAGGTATGTAAATTATTAATCTTTACTGATCCAAAAGATAAATTACTAGGTAGAGCACTTCTTTGGAAATTAGAAAATGGTACTAATTATATGGATCGTATCTACACAACCAGAGATTCTAATATAGATTTATTTATTAAGTGGGGTAAAGAAAATGGGTATACCAAATATTATGAAAGAACATCAAATAATAAACTTTCTGTAAAGGTTGAATCAAAAGATTATGCACAATATCCTTTTATGGACACTTTTAAATATTATAAACCAGAAGATGGAATTCTATCAAATAAAGAACTTGAAAAACCTTATTTAGAAATACAAGAACAAAATGGACAAGCTTTAAGAAGAATTGATGGTGAAACTTCAAGAAGACCAGAAGATATGTAAACAATTATAATTTTCATTGTATAAATTAAAAATAATTTATATCTTTGTTACATGAAAAATTTAATTGAAGTCTTTGAAGATACTAAACAATATACTTTAGATAATAATCTAATTAATAGTAAAACCACTAAACACACATTCTTAGAAATTGAAACTGCACATGGACTACCAAAGTCTAATATTTCTGTTATAAACTCTGATACAGTATCTGCAGCACTTGATTTTACATTACTTGGTAAAACTGCCTTACTTAATATGGCTTCTTATAAAAGACCTGGAGGTGGTGTTAGAAATGGCGCAAGAGCACAAGAAGAATGTTTATTCAGATGTTCTAATCTATCAGAAGTAATACCTACATCACACTACCTTTTAAAAGAAGATGAATGTCTTTATACAAGTGCAGGAGTTTTCTTTAAAGACTTCAACTATGATTACATAACACCAACTGAAATAGATGTAATCACTATACCAGCCATTAACCTAAATGGATTTGAACTAACTAATATCAAACAATACATTAAGACTAATAAAGACAAAATTAGATTGATGTTATCATTAGCAATCAAAAATGAAGTAAAGAATATTATCTTAGGTGCTTGGGGTTGTGGAGTATTTAAAAACAATCCAGTTCAAATTGCTACTTTCTTTAAAGAAGTTTTAGATGAAGGTTACAATTCATACTTTGATAATGTTGTATTTGCAATTATCAATGACCACAATTCAGTAGATAATAATTTAGAAATCTTTAAATCAATCTTACAATGAAACCAGGAGAAAGCTTAGTTATAATGGGATTCTTAGTAGTTATGTTACTAATATTATTTATATTAGGTTACTTTGCAAGAAGATGTTCCACAAAAGAAAAATTCATATTCTCTCAGAAAATTAAAAACATAAATTGGAGAAAAACTTTTAAGTATTGGTTTTTTATTCAAGGGTTTATGTTACTTGGTAGTATGGGTAATAACAATATGTACTGGTATGAGATTGTTGGTCTACCACTTATTGTAATGTTATTAATATTTGTAAATGGTCTTGGTGTAAATACTAATAAAGAATATGGTGAATTAGTAAGAACTAAAGACTTTGAAGATTGGGAGAAAGTAGAAGAAAGAGATAAGAAATTAAAAAAGATATTAAAAAAGAACATATTCTAAAAAAATTTATTAACTTTGTATAAAATATAAAACTATGAAAACATATCAAGCATCAAAATTGGCATCTGGAGTAAGTAAAATTTTCCCTCACAAAATTACAATTACTGATAACTCTGTTACAATTACAGAACCAGGATTATTCAGTAATAAAGAAAAAACAATTCCTTTTTCTAAAATTGCTTCTGTAAATGTAGATTGTCCTATGTTAGGCTTCTCAACAATCAAAATTGAAACTACTGGTAATGATAGTTTAACTATTGTTGGTTTCACTAAAGATGAAGTAAATGAAATGAAACAAACAATCTTATCTAAAATCTAATGTACTTACTTAGTGATCATGGAACTCATGAAATAATGAGTGGTGCAGGTGATGAGCTTGGTGAAACAATTGAAGCTTGTATCAGATGGTGTGAGTCAAAAGATTGTCAAGTTATTTTACACTTTAATGGTATGAAAAGACATATCAATAAAGGAACATATGCTAAAGGTTTAACAGATAATTGGTTTGATCCAAAATATGTTTCTTTACAAGATACAAGAGAGAAAAAATTAAATGACTTAGGTATATGAAACAAAGATTAATAACTTGGTTATTAATCCATACAACATGTATTTGGTTAAGATGGATAAAAAATAAACGGGAGTAGAACAGTGGTAGTTCAGCTTGCTAGGAAATATAATGTTGTAATGTTATATTTCTGACCAGGATGGTCGTAGGTTCGAGCCCTACCTCCCGTACAAAAATAAAAATATGAAAGTAAGAGATAAACAAACTGGAAAAATTGAAACTGTTATAGATAAAACTATCAATAGTTTCTGTGTTACAAGAACCAAATTAACCGAAGATGGTATTAACTGTACTCAGTGGTTCACACAAGGTGACTTCTATAAAAAATTTGAAGAAGTTAAGTAATGACTTACCTTGTAAAATATACTGATGATATAAGTAGACCAGGTCTTATTGATAGAACTGAAAGTTGGGAAATAATTGATAAAGTATGCAAAGGTAATTCATTACTTGATATAAATCCTTATTTAAGAAAAAAAGAATTACCAATACTTAGTGACCTAACCACTTTCAGAATTAATGGTATCATATTAGTTTACTTCTATGATATATCAGAACAACTTTACATATTGGATTCAGAACACAAAGATTGTATTCAAATAGTAAGAGATTATAAATTAAAAAATATTTTAAAATAACTTTGGTGGTTTATAAAAATCACCTATCTTTGTACTCAACAAAAAATAACAAATAAAAAAACAAATTATGACAAAATTTTTAAGATTTTCTTTTTTAGCATTACTTATGCTTACATGTTTAACTTCTTGTTACCGAGTATCTCCTGATGCAGGACAAGAAAGTGTATTAGTTTATAAACCAATGTTCTTTGGACATGGTGGTGTAGATGAATCTCCAGTATCAACAGGTTCTACCTGGGTATCAATGACAACTGACCACTTTGAGTTTGTATTAACTCCAATTACAATTACAGAAGATTTTGTAAATATGATTCCTTCTGATAATACTCCAGTTTCTTTTAGTGCTTACTTAAAAGTTCAAGTAAGACAAGGTTCAACACCTACTTTATATTCAAAATTTGGTGAGAAATGGTATGAACATTCATTACAAGCAACATTTAGAACATTAGTAAGAGATAGAGCATCACAATTTAAAATGTTAGAGTTAGCAAGTAAGAGAGAGATTTCTGCTAAGTTAGAGAAAGATATTTTTGCAGAGATTTCAGAATATGCAAAAAAATTAAACTTACCTGTTGATGTATTACAAGTATCTATTGGTGCAATTACTCCACCACAAGAAGTATTAACAGAGACTAAAAATACTGCTGCACAAAACCAAAGTATCTTGACACAAGCATCAAGAGCTAATGCTGAGGCTGCAAGAAAACAAGCAGAGATTAATAAAGCAGATGCAGATAAAGCTTATAGAACTGAAATGGGTATGACTACTCCAGAGTATTTACAACTAAGACAATTAGAGATTGAAAAAGAAAAAGTTGAATTGATTAAAGATAATAAAAATATCTCAATCATCTTTGGAAATGCAAGTCCTGTGACTCCAATAAAATAATAAAATATAAAAAAGTTAAAAAAGGTGTAGAGAAATCTACACCTTTTTTTGTTTTATAAAAAAACTATTCATATATTTGTAACTATAAAATATTACTATGGGAAATAAAAATTTTAATTATGATAAATTAGCTAGAGAAAGAAATAAAACTTTGTTTCAAATAGCACTGGTTGCAGGTATAGTTATACTTGCTGCAAATGACTTGGATGGTTGGGGTTGGTTAGTATTCATCTTATTATGTACTGTTTAATATGTTTAAAACAATAAAACTATTTAATAAATTGTCTGATAGACAAGAACAACTATTTGATGAATGTGTTGCACACTCTCAATCTCTTTCCAGAGTAGTTTACACTGGTTTAAGTGAATACCGAGCAGTAAACAATGCAGTTAGAAAGGTTAGAAAAAAAGTACCAAGAATTTATTTTATACTATTGTTTTTAAATAACAATATATTTGTACCACTTATTAATGGAATAGCACACATATGATAGACTTAATTAAAGAAGAAATAAAGAAAGATAATCCAGATTGGTTACTTATATCTAACTTATCACAGAAGATTTATCTGGAGTCAAATAAAGCCAATTTATTAGGCATTAGAGAGAATATTATCAACTTAGTTAAAGTTGGTGCACATGGTGTTGGTGATGTAGTTGATTTATTAGAACCAATTTACCCTGGTAAAGTTATTGGTGTTGGTGGTTATAGAGCAATGACAGTAAATGCTGGTGCCAAATTAGTAAGAGCAAGAGGTGAAAATGAAACTATGATTATAGTGACTGATCGTGATGCACTTATTAAACATCTTGGACCTCACCAATTTTTTAGATGTAATATAGCAAATCAATACAATAACAATAAAATAACTGTTAAATGGACTAATGTTGATACTGGTGAGATTACAAGTTTTGAACCAAAAGAATTAAAATCAATGATTAGAGAACAAAAAATAAATGAAATTTTAAATTAAAATATATGATACAGTTAATAAGAGAGAAGTTCCCAATTTTTTTAGCAATAATAGCTGCTTGTTTATTACTATTTTTAGGTAAAGCATTTTATGATGATCAATTGGCAACTACAAAATATAAAGGTGTTGTTGTTGATAAAGGATATGAATTACCAACATCTGGTTATAAATCACATACTGATCCAAAGTATATAATTTATATGAAAGAAGACATTACTCAAAAAGTTATTAGAGTAGAAGTTAAAGTACCTGTTTACTTTTCATTAAACAAAGGTGATAGAACAGAATTTGAATTATCTAATCCAGCTATGTATAAATCAGGTAATACTGATAGTCCAAATGATAATTTATATGGTAAATAATCTAAAAGAAATTATAGAAGAGTACTACCCTTCATCAGATGTAATGTTTGCTGAACTATCCAACAATGAATTAAAAATAGTATTGGAAGATGGACAAGTAAGATGGTATGGTTTTGAAGGTGATACACTTTATTGCTATGAACCAAAATCAATAACAGGTGATAGAAACATTCAAAAGTTTAAATCAATATTTAGAGAAGCTAAAATAAATCAAATAATAGAATGAAATTTTTTTCAATAGATACTGCAATAGATAATGAATATAGATTTTATAATATTCAAGGAGGTAATGTATTTTTTATTTTAAAAGAAAAGTTTGGAAAATATCATACTTCACAATTATTTGAATATGAACCAATAGTTGAAGAACTAAAAGAATGGTCTATAAAAGTTATTCAAAATAATCCTAAAATAGGATTAGAAGATTTATCATTTAATTATGATAAAGTAATCAAGCCAATGTTTATTTTACATCAGAGAGATAGTAAATTAACTCAACTTGGTATTACCTAATATCAGAAATGCCTATCTTTCTATTTATCTGTAAACTAACACCAGTACAAGAAGCATACTCAGGAACTTTACCATCTATTACATCTTTTACAGAAAAAACTTTATTAAATTGATTAGGTGCAATTTGTGGTTCATAACTATCAAAACCAACATTACTATATGCAATTACATATCTTTCAGATAATATTTGTAAGAATGGAATAAAATCATCTTCTATTTCATTCCAGTAAAATCTTCTACCTCTACCTGGAAAATTTATATCATTATAATCTCTATCAAGTATAGTTATATGAGTATTAACATCATTACTATTAACATAACATTCAAACTTTCCATCTGTTAGATAAGCCAAATACTCTTTACAAAACTCTTCCAATTCATCACCAAGTTTTGATTCATTAAACTTTTTTAAATATTTCATAAACTATATATAAAAAATTAAATATTAATCCTTATATTTGTAATCAACTTAAAATTAAATAATATGTTTTTAGCATTAACACCACCTGGAGAAGGAATGGACATTGGTACTGCAATTTTCTTATCAGTATATTTTGTATGTATGGCAGCTGTACTTATTGCACTTCTTATGAGCTTTGTAATAGGTAATGAACATATATCAAATCAACTAGTAAATAGTTTCTTCTCAAATGCAATGGATATCACTTCATTCTTAAATGATGGTATTGTATTTAGTATTGGGAAAGAACTTCCTAATACTGAATGGAAACAACAATGGATGAAATATTGTAGAATGATTATGCCACACTCTGGTTATAGAATAGAATATTCACATCCTTACAAATCAGATAAGTATAAAGAAATCACTGAATATGAAATCTATAAAGGTGATAAATTTATTGATGGTAACCAAACATGGGGATTAGAGAATGCAGAATCTCAAGCTTATATAAAAATATCACAGCTATCTACATTTGGTAATTTATATAAAAATGAAGTAGAAAAAGCAAAATGGGTTATAGACAAAATACCATCATTCAGAATAAATACTGATATTTATGATAGACATTATAGAATAAATAGAGACCTTGAAAAAATTATAAACAATAAAACTCTTTTAAGAGAGTGGAAATTATCACTATTAGAAATATGACATTTGAAGAATTAGATAAATTAGTTTACACATCACTAAAAAATAGATGGGGTAAAAAAACAGAACGTAGAGACTATAGAAAACTTGAAAGAAAAAAACCTGAATTTTATAAAGGTAAAACAAGTACAAGTGGTTTGATGTTTCTTGTTGATGTTACTTATGATCTTTATGTTGATATAAATATCTTTGAAGACTATGTAACAATGAAGTTTAGAAAAGATGATGATAAACTTATGATGATAGATTCACGTAGAAGCCATGGTAGAAATGGATTTTGGAATTGTGATAAACTATTAGACTACTTTTTAAAACTAATTGATGAATACTTATATCTTGATGAAAGATTTAAACTAATCAATTCGGGTAATATTCCAACAGACTTAGTAAGAGAAAATAAAATAGATTCAATATTATCATGAAGAAATCTCCAGGAATAAAAACAAAACTATACAAAGCATTTGTAATAGAAAATGATAAGGAAATAGAACTTCCAGGTTGGGTAATTGCAAAGAATAAAGAATTAGCAATTGAAGAATTTATAACTAAATATCCAGAGTATAAAGAATTTAAACTAAAACAAAGGCACTAATGACAAAATCAACTAATCAAATAAATGTAAAAGATGGTCAGTACAAAGCTACTTGGTCAGGTTTTAATGTTGAAATAATTAGACCAATAACTTTTGATTGGAATGCACCTACTGATTTTAAAAATGGTGGACTTGCAGTAGATGTGAAAGTTAATAGAGGTATAAAAGGCACAACAAGAAAAAAGGTTGATGTAATTGATGGTTGGGTTTATATTGACTTATCAGTTGAGGATAAAAGAGAATTAAAATTAAAAAAAATATTAGATGAATAATTTAGAAAATGATAAAGACTTTCAAAAGAAGTTACAAAAAGGATATGAAAGAATGAGCATTGTAGTTTGTTTATGGTCAACCATACTAGTACCAATATTATTTATAGTTCCTGATGAAAGTAAATTCTTTGCAGTCTTAACCTGGATGGTTTGGATAATTTTAGGAATTTTATTATCACCAAAAATAGTAGAAAAGATATGGCATTAATAATTTATAGTGGTGCAATTGCAGCAGCACATAGAAAAAGTAAAAGAAGAAAGTCAACTAAAAAGTCAGAAGAAGTTAAATTGGATCCTGATGGTATGAAACCTTATACTCAAGAGTGGAAAGATAAACACCTTAAATGGGTTGAAGATGGTTTATGTGGAAGTTGTGGTGCTCCATCTGGTGAAGAAAAGGGAATCTGTGATGAATGTAGATGGTCATAAACTAAATGAAAATCTCCCATATAATATGTATGGGAGATTCAAGAACTAAATATTATGATGATTGGGATGATTACAGAGATTTCTGTGATTCATTGAAAATACAACCTAAAGATGATTTCTATACACATCAAAGAGAACTACTGAATGAATTAGGTTTTAAACACCTAAATGAATACTATGAAAATCTTAGAACTATTGAAGTAAGAGATAAGAAGATTAATCAAATTCTGGATTAATATCATCAAATGGTTCAACTAAATCAATATCTTCTTCCTCTATTAAGTGGTCAATTACTTGTCTTTGAATAGACTCCATTCTTTTTCTTGCTTTATTCAATGGGAAAAATTTAATATTATAAATTTCCTCTTCACCTAAAACTCTTTTCATAGTTTTATTTCTCAATACTAAACTATTAGGTTTTAAATACTTTGCAAAATCCTCCCTTGTCTTATGATAAACAAAAACTTCTAACTCTTTAGTAATACCACTCTTTCTATAGTTTACTATAAATTTATAATCATAACGTCTGTCCAATTTAATACCAGCTTCTTCTTTAAGCTCTTTAAGTGCAGATGTTAAAGAGTTTCTACCTTCAATGTGTCCTTTAGGTAAAGACCATTTTACTCTTGAATGTTTGAACTTATCTGGTAATACTAATAGAATATTATCATCTACTAAAACTGCTACACCTGATAGTTTGTTTACTTTTTCCTGTTTGAATGCTTCAAATAATTTTAACCAAATCATAAAACTATATATTAAAGTTTGTTTATTCAAAAATATTATTTATATTTGTATAAATTATTTTATATGGACATATTTGAAATAGATAGAAAACTAAAAGAGAACTTAGACTTAATTGCTTTAAAAAACACTGAGATTAGTGAATTACAAATAAAACATAATCTATTACTACAACAAAAAAGGGTTGCTAAATTTGAACTTGTTGTAGAGAATGTTGAAATTGGACAAGTAATAGAATTACCTAATGCACTTACACCACTTAGATATGGTGATAAAATAAAAATCATCAGAAAAAATGTAAAGTCTGTAACTGTAGAAATATTAGACAATCCACATAGTTGGAATAGAGATAAAAGAGTAGGTACAATAAAAAGAGTTCCTGCTTTAAACTTTGGTGAAACTATTTTCTATTGTAAAGAGATACAAACAATGATTGAAAGAAATGAAAAATTAAAAATGATATTAGGATAATGTTTAAGAAAGGACAACATGTACTTTGTATTGATGCAGGTGAAGATAATAAATACAGACTAACTGTTGGTAAATATTATCTAATTGAACATGACCACAATTCAAAAGTTTATGTAAAAAATGATAGAGGTGTATCAGGTAATTATTGGGCTGGTAGATTTGATAATGTACAACAAATAAGAGAAGAGAAACTAAAACAATTAGGTATAGAATAATATAATCATTATGTTAAGAAGTGTAATTAAATTAAAAGGTGAAGACCTATTTGTGTACTCAGGTACTTTACAAAACTATATACTATTTCCAACTCCAAATATATTTGAAGATGATGAAGTTGGTTATGTTCTACAAGACTTAGAAAACTATGTTACTGAAAGTACTAAACCTGGTTTCATTGAAGTAATTAGGTCAACAATATCAGCTTCTAAGAAAAGAGAATATGCCAAAATTGAAGATCTTGAAATTAAACAAGTAACAATAAGCATTGAAGACTAATCAATAGTTTCCTGACATCTTTTTAAGATTTCTTCCCTGTAAGGACTATCTTTTGCAATATCACTAAATGAACCATTTATCTTTATGATAATAATTGGATCTCTGTGAGGATATTCTAAATGTTGAACTAATATACTTTTACTATTTACTTTAAATCTAAATGTTGTTTCAGTAGTATCACCACTTGCTCTAAATGTTGGTTTAACTTCTACTTCTTTTTCCGCATCTTGAATTACATCATCATCAAATGCTTTAAGTATTTCATCACCTTCTGGCTCAGTCCATAAAGATTCTTTATCAAAGTAATCTTCAAATATTTTTAAGTATTTCATTATCTATATATTATTTTTAATATATAATAAAAACTATATTTGAAAATATGAAATACTTAAAGAAATTTAATGAGTCTGAATCAACAGAAATGAGTCGTGAGATAAAAAGACTTCAAGATGAAGCACTTACTAAAAGTTCAAATGTTGCTCTATCGGGTACTAAATGGATTGATGTTGTTAAAAATTATTTAGATAAAGAAGGAATTGATGTAAAAGAAACAACAAGTACTAAACTATTAAGTATTATAAGAGAATTAGGTGTACCTGATAATGTAGTTTATACAACTCTTGAAGAAGTAAGAAAATTATAAAAATTTACTCATATCATTGAATAATCCTTCAATAAACATTCTTAATCCTTTCTCTTTATAAACAAAATAGTTTATATAATCTTTTAGAACTTCCTCATTATTACATTGTAATTTAACATAATAAGATTCATTTTTCTTAGCACAAGAAACTGGATGTATTTCAAAGTATAATCTATCAACTTTAGTTAATTCCATTGAATTAAAATCACTAACCTCATGTAATGTATTAAATGGTGAAATAAGCTCAGGTGAATAGTTTTTATTTTCATAAACAATATACTTATAATTAAATGTTTCTTCCACTGTATAAAATTCATCTTTAATATATTTAGAATACCAATCATCAATATGATTATTCTTATCAAAACCTATTTCTATACTTTCTAAGGTAGGTTGCCAGTAAACCTTGTACAAATTGTCATCATAGAACTTTAATTGCTCTAAAACCTCTGAAAATGTGTTAAATTGATAGTATTCAAATGGTTGTTCACCTGGTTTACCAGTATCTTTCTTACCATCATATTTACTTACCATAAATTGGTCTCCATTATTATAAATAGTAAATGTTACTTTATCTTCTGATAAAATGTGAAATCTTGTTATTCCATTATCAACTGGGATATAATCTAAGTCATTTAACTCAATATATTCAATTAATCTTTGTTTATTTTGTTCATTTATTACTTCCATAATTAATTACTTTCTTATTTTATAATCCTGTATATAAAATCTTATACTTACTAAATCTTTTAACAAGGTAGGTGTTAAATTATCATTTATTAAATCATCAATCTGAACTTGATGAAATCCAAATGTGTTAAAAATGGCACCATTCATGAATAAATATTTCTCATTACACATCTCTATAAATGGAATAAAATCATCTTTAATTTCTTCCCAAGTAAATTTTTCTACTTTAATAGTATTATATTCATCAACTTCACCTTTCTTCTTTAGTATAGAAAATTCTGGTAAATAACCCTTTATGGGATTATATGACTTTCTACCAACTGATACCGAGAACCCATCATCAATTAAATAAGCTAAACTATCATTTGCAAAATTTCTAAGGTCATCTACTAACTTTATTAAATTAGGATCAGTCATTCCATTAAACTCTTCATTATATTTTAAGTATCTCATTCTTTAAACCATTCTTTTGTATAATCTTCTTCTGCACTTTCCTGTTCTAACAATACAACTGGACCACTACACCATATTTGTTTATCATAACTAACATCAAAATTATCATCATAAGTAAGTAATTTAAAGCCTCTTTTCTCAGGATTAAATAGTTCATCTTTTATGAAGTTAAAACAATCTTCACCATTGTAATCTCCATCACCTAACTCTCTATACATTATATCAAGAAACTTACAACCATCACAATTCTCAATTTCAGGTACACCTAATTCTTTTAATCTTGTTTCAATAGTACCACCATCTAATTGTTCCCAATTATCAGGATCTATATGACATAATTCTAAAAAATCACTAGTGGCATAAATATATTGTCCAAACTCATAACCATATTTAGAAAAACTTTCCCATATTGTAGCAGATGGACAAACACCAATTTTAATATTATCAAAAGGAACCATTTCATATAAAGTATTACCATAACTTGGTAATTCATCAGACAATCCAATTATTCCTTCACTATACTTAGGATATTCTTTCCAGCAATCTAAATTATCCATTAATACTACATGTAATTGTATATTCTCAATAGAACCTCTATAAGTCCCTCTTGCATCAGTATAAACAAATGGACCCATATCTTTTTGACTTCTAAATAGTGTAGAATGAGCATTACCATCAAGCCAAACTTTACAATTAACATTAATCATTTCTCTTACCTCAGATTTGGTAAGAGATTTAGAACCTCTACTATTAAGAGTTTCAAATACTTTATACCTATTTAGATGTTTCATCCTCCAATTTAATTTTAATTCTAAATATACTTATTTTTGGTACATCTTTATGAAATGTATGATTCTTATCTATTCTTCTTTGTATAAAATGACTATATTCCACTTCATTATAATTTATACCATCAATCATATAAGAAAATTCAATGGGATATTCTTTTAAGTAATCTGTAACCATTTCCATATACTCATATATATCACTGAAATTATAACTCTTATTATATGATGTACCATCTCTTAGTTGACTTTTAGTTACTGTAATATCAATCTCATATCTACCAACATTATCTTTCATGTACAACCACTGTAACTTTTCTTTATTATCAGTAATCTCAACATCAAATTCAATGTCTGTTAGTTCAACACACATATTTTTAATATCAGATTTTATTTTATCAACTATTGATGTTGTTAATCCTTCAAATGTTTTTAAGTATTTCATATTTTTTATATATTAATTTGGTCAACTCGAATTACTACCTTATATTTGTACTATGAAAAAAATACTATTAACATTAGCATTAGTAGCAACTCTTATTAGTTGTAAGCAACCTATCTTAAAAGATGGTACTGAACCAGAAGTTAAAGAAATACCTAAACCTAAAAAAGTAGTAGTTGTACAAAGAATCTCACTATCAGAAGGTAAATACCAAGAATTTATTGTAAGTGGTAAAGGATTTGAGTTTAGAACAAAAGAATTAACATTTGGTGTTAGAGATACTATTGTAATTCAAGGTGAATATGTTTATCCAAAAATTGACTCTACTCAAACCATTAAAAAGAATTGGCTATGAAAATAAAAATATTTAAACAAAAAGTAAGACTTGAAACAATAATTGTAATTTCAATGTTAGCTCTTATATTATTAGGTCTTACAAGTTGTAATGCAGAGAAAAGAATTTACAACTATAGTTACACTGATAGTTGGTACTATGAACAAAATCAAAGATACCAAGTTTATCAAACTGCAAGAGGTAACAAATACAATTGAAGAGTTAAGAGAACAAAAATTAAAAGAACTAGGAATATATGTATAGTAGATTAAAAAAAATACCTGAAAATAGTGATAGACTTGTACTCAATCAAGTATATGAGATTAAACCAATTGATGAAGAAATGTATAAATCAAACCACTTTATACTTGAGAATAAAGAAATCTGGTGGGAAGTATTTCAAGATGGAATATCAATGGGACTATATGATAGAAAATGTTTTGAAAAATTAAGTGAAGTAAGAAATCAGAAATTAAAACAATTAGGATTATGATATACAAGAAAGGTGAGTTTGTAAAATGTAAAAGTATGAAAATTGAAACACTAAGAGGTTGGATTACTTATCCTGTTACTGTTGGTAAACTATATGAGATACAAAGAGATAGTTATGCATGTGATATTATAAATGATAGAGGAACTACAGTTACATTTGAATCAATAAAAGCAGAAGAACTATTTATGAATATGGCAGAAATCAGAGAAGAAAAATTAAATAAAATATTATATGAAGAGTAACAATTTAGAATTAGTAAATGATGTAATAGATTTTATTATATCAGATTCACCAGACTTTAGAGAAAGAGATTCAAAAGTTCTATTCTCAACAATTTTTAAAGAAGCAAGTGAAATAAACATTGGTGATTATAGATTTGATGAAGATATGTATGAGTTAAGAATAAATAACAAATTAACTGTATTTGTAGTTAAGGACCATTTCCATAAGTGGAGTATTAGAAACAAAGCATTAAATTTATTAGGAATTTAATCTAACTTTTTTGGTAATTAAAATATAAGTTGTATATTTGCTCTGTGGTTAATATGATAGATAGAGGGTATCAGGTTAGATAATACTATGACAATTTATAGATATGAGGTTATGACCACAATTTTTGGCCCCATCGTCTATCGGTTAGGACGCCAGGTTTTCATCCTGGAAAGTCGGGTTCGACTCCCGGTGGGGCTACTCCGTTTCTCACAACAGAAGAGTAAAACCACTTAATGATTAGTTGGTGAGGTAACAGCTCACAAAGGTTACTAAGTGCTGAGATAGGGGTTTCCACCTATTGTTACTCAAAAGAGTGTTAGATTTTTCTAACACTCTTTTTTTATATATAGATAAAATATAATTTCTATAATGAAACACTTAAACAAGTTTAAAACCTTTGAAGAAAAATATATCTTAGATGATATTCTATCTGTTAATGAAGGAGTAGGTTCTATAATTGATAAAGTTAAAGACTATGCAAGAAAAGGTTTATTAACTGCAACTTTAATAACTACACTATTGGCTTCTCCAAAAATATCTGCCCAAGATAAAGAAACAATAAAAGAAATAACTAAAACTGAAACTGCAGCACCAACTTATGCAGAGAAGAGAGCTGCTGCACTTGTTAAGAGAGCTAATAATAGAAAACTAATGAGTGACCAATATATAAAATCTGCAATAATTGCAGGATATGGTGAAGCAATGACTGATGAAGATTTTGCAATTGCATTGGAAAAAGATGATAAGACTATTGAAGATGTTGATAAAGATATTTGTTATAGAGAAATTGGTGGTACTAAATTTAAAGTTAATCTTAAAAGATATAGAAAGTTTAGAGATAAACAAGGTAAACAAGAAGATGTACCACAAGAAGGTTTACAAGATCCAAGTTTCACATCAACATCTTGTGGTATTTCAAAAGCACATGCCAAAGAAGATAAGAAAGAGTGGAGTAAAAAATAATAAAAATAATAAGTGTTAAACTAATCTTTAACACTTTTTTTATGTATATTTGTATTATGAAAACTATATCAATAATTTTAATTGCAATTGTCATACTATTTGTATTGGGTATGATTAATCACTATGCCATCAATTCTCATGAATCTGATATTAGAAAACATTTTACAGAACAAAATAAGGAAGTTAAAACTTGTGAATACCAATTTACTACAATAGGTTCACCATTCTTTTATTGTAATAAAGGACAATATATCTTCAAAGTAGAACTTACTGATGGAGAAGTTTGGTGGGTAAGAACAGGTATGTTCTCAAATGATTATGAAAAAGATAAATAATGAAAGATAAACTAATACAACTAATTAAACAACTAGCAAATAAGAGGGAATTTGATAAGTTAAGATTTTCTCTTACTATTAATTTTGAGAAACTTATAAATGAACATAGATCAAAAGATATGTTCTATGATAATACAGAAAAAATAATTGATATAATCAACTCTAAAGAAGTTGTCAGTAGTTTTAACTTTACTTTATATGAAAGTGATGAAAGTAAAACTGATGATTATAATGAAGAAAGATATGAACAATATTGGTTTGAAACCAAATTAATATTCCATGGTAAGAAAAAAATTAAAACCAATTTCAACTTCTTATCTAAAGGATTATCAATTAGTTTTTTGGAAAAAGAAAATAAAACTATTGAGGAACTAATTGAAATAAATGAGTTCTATAAATCAACAAGTCAAAAATTACATAAGCTATTGAAGTAATGAAGTTCTTATGTAAAATATTTGGGCATCACTGGGGACATGGTTATGAACATAGAAAAGATATGAAATCAAACCCACCAGGTCTTCCATTACTTGAAGAAGTAAGATGTTGTTTTAGATGTAAAGTAAAAGAGTTTGCACACTGGGATAGTAAAACAGGTGAATATAATTTTTTCCCAACTATTGCAGAGCAAAGAGATATTAAACTAAGAAAGTTAGGAATAAAATAATGGAGAATGAGAATCTTATAGAGATAAAAATTAAATGTGAGACTTGTAAAGAACCTTTTGAAACTTTATTTGTAGTGAAAGATGGTCAACCTTATGACTACTGTTGCTCTATTAAATGTTATAATGTGTATCATTCAATAGAGAATATAAGAGATAGAAAAATAAAAAGTATAATAAATTGAAAACTGTTGATGGATATTTAGTTCCAGAAGAACATCTTGAAATAATTAGAAATACTTGTAAACTACAAAATGGTTTAGACTTTCATATAACTCTTATACAGAAGATGAAAACTGCATATGAAGTAGAAGGTACTTATAATGGTATTGATCGATTATACACTGCTGAAATTGAATTTGATTATATTAAAACAGAAATTAGAAATAATAGAATAAATAAAATATTAGAATGAAAGTCATATTTACAGACATTGATGGTGTGTTAAATCCTCACTGGAAAACCAAGTGGAGTAAGTCTGCTATATCAATATACAATCAAATCTGTCAGGAATATGATTTAAAACCTGTAATTAGTTCTACTTGGAGAATTAACCATACAAAAGAACAATTACAAAAGATATTTGATGAACAAGGTATTGAAGTGGAAATCTATGATTATACACCACATCTTGACCAAAAAGACAGAGGATTAGAGATAAAAGAGTGGTTAAACAACAATAAAGTTGATAATTATGTTGTAATTGATGATATTGTACACAATATTACACCTCATGTTGATAATGTAATTAAAGTTAGAAATTGGGTGGGTTTAACCACAGAAGAATATATTGAAATGAAAAAAATATTAGATAATGGCAATGATGACAAATAGCTATAACCAAAGTTATAGAGGAGCTGGTAGAAGTAAAAGTACAACAACTACAAGTGTACAACCTGAAATGGAAATAGTACTTAATAAACAAGAAGTTATTTATACAGATCAAGATAATAGACATTTACTTGTTACTAGAATACAAACAAATAATAGAGCTTATTGGATGTATAATAATGAGATATTGGAAACTGATGATGGTTTTGAAGAAATGTATAGAGTAGTAAATAGAGATTCTAAAATTGATACTATACTAAGTAATGAATTGGGATAAAGAGTTTTACTATGTAGAATGTCATACATCATTCACCTATTCTTATGGTAAAATAACAACTGATGTAAATGAATTTGATCCTATTTTCATTAAAGGATTAGTTTATAAAATGACAATAGAACATACAAAAAGTCCTGGAATTAAAGATTATTTAGCAGGATGGGTAAAGTATGATACTTGTAATAACTATGGACCTGGTGGTAGATTTATGGTTGAAGGGGATAGTAATGGTTGGTTAAAAAATCACTATACAGAATTTTTTTTAACACCAACACAAACAGAAAGAGAACAAAAATTAAAAGAATTGTTATATGAGTAATACAGAATTAATAGTAAAGTCATTCTTTACAATAGTAGTATTAGTAGTAGCAATTTATCATATTAAAAAATATATAAAAAATGAAAGATAAAATAGAATTTGCAGAGTTTTTAGATATACAATCTAAATTAGAAATTAAAGTAGGTACAATTCAATCAGTAACTGATGTACCTAAATCAGACAAACTTATTAAATTAGAAATTGACTTTGGTGAAGACCAATTTAGAACTGTTGTAACAAATATTAAACCTTCATTAGGTGAAGATTATGTTGCTAATTTAACAGGCAAAACATTATTATTTGTTACTAACTTAAAACCAGTTAAGATGATGGGTATTGAATCAACCGCAATGATTATGCCAGGATTCTATGATGATTGGGCAGGTAGACTATCACTATCAACAATACATTCTAAACCAGGACTTTCAATACTATAATGAAAGTCCTTGTTTGGTTTTAAAAACTATTTGTAAAAGAGGAAACATTTGATAGCTTCTTAAAAGAATTAGTTAAGGAAAGAAGAGAAGCTAAGTATGTTAAGGGTACAAGAGATACTGGACCTCATTAGTTAAATGGATCCCAATCTTTATCATCATCAAATGCATTATCTCTACTACTAGGTCTATTACTTCCAATTTCATCAAGTTCTGCTACTAAATCAGAATCATCTAATATTCTTTGTAAAAGAACTTTATCCCACTTTGTTAACCCTGTTAAGTTATCATCATAGTCATTCAATATCTCTAAAGCATTTACTGTTTCTTCTGGATCATAGTTAGCTTCATTCTCATTATAGAAGTCTATTAGTCTGTCTTTTAGAGAACCTTCTTCTACATTCTCATTAAATCTTTTTAAGTATTTCATATCTATTTTTTATTTTTCTGAATTAAGAACATCTATTTCTATAGTTCTTATTAAGTCTGCTCTAAAAGTTGGATAACCACAATTTTCCATTTTATCATTTAGTAATTCATCTATTGAAAAGTAATAATGATTACCATCACTTTTCTTTTCTGGTCTAGCCCAAATTAAAACCTCTTCTGTTTCTCTATTATCAATATCATACTTCTCTCTTAATAATTCAAGAAATGGTGAGAAATCATCTTTTATATCATTCCAAATAATATTTTTCCCTCTAAAAGTAAATCTTATCTTTGAATAATCACCATTATCAGAAATGTTAAAATAATAACCTTCATCTAATAAATAAGCTAAGTTTTCTTCACAAAAATCTTCTAACTTACTTATAAAAAGTTCATGACTTGATGTATCAATTATTTTTGCTTCATTAAATCTTTTTAAGTATTTTAATTCCATTCAAAATCAGATTCTTTATATCCACCATCAGTATTACAAACTAAAATGTCTGCATCAATTTCTTCTTTATCATTACATAACTGACCAGTATCTCTATTATAATAACAAAATGTATCTAAATAAGGATATTTATTGAAACCATAATTGTCCAACTGAACAATCAAATCTCCTTTTTTCATTTCACCATTTTTTTCAATTTGAAAGAAATAATGAAAATCACTTCTATACTTATAAGAACTTGTTTGTAATTCTTTACTCCAAGCATCTATACTACCTGCATACATCTTAAATAAGGCAACATCACTATCTTTTGATGTATAGATACGATCCATAAATAAACCTTCATTAGTTTGCCATAAAAGAGCTCTACCAATAATCTTTTCAGATCCTGGTGCCTTTAATATAACCAATTGAACAACATTTGGATTCATAACATACATATCAAAAATTGCATGTGGTTTGTTATTCAAACAAGAATGTCCTAACTGACCTTCATCAAAATCTTCATAGTTATTTATATTATAATACTTTAATATTTCTTCACCTGATACAATTTCAAATCTGTCAAATGATCCTTTTGAATCCATAACTGCCTTAAACTTATTTACAAATTCTTCAATTTGTCTTTCAGTAAATGATTCACCACTTAGCTTTACTAAACTTCTTACAATCTTACCAACTCTAATTTCATTTCTACTTTGTTTCCAAGGTTCACCTAAAGTCTTTGCCTTAGCATCAATCACAAATGATATTGAATCATTACCTTTACCTAAGTCTAAATAATTCTTTTCAATATCTTTTTCAGTATTCTGTAATGATAAAATAACCTTTGATAAAGGACTATCAATCTTTGATACTACATTACAAAACCCATCAGAAAACTCAACCTTACTCTCAATAATTATTGGTAGGTCTTTAGCATACTCATCATACTCTTTAATTAATCTCATACTTGTATATATTAAAAAAATTAATTATATTTGTAAATTAAAAATTAATTATGAAAATATTTATATTATATGAGGGTAACTTACCCTATTCAGAAAATGCAATGTATGCTGCACTTGGTTTTACCAAAATGGGTTATGAAGTTATTCCAATCTATGACCTAAGAGAACTTGATGATAATAAAGAACCAGAAGATATTGTCTTTGCAGGAATTGGAAATGTACTTTACAGATTAGAAACTCAACTTGGTCTTTCTAAACCAGAAGAGATTTGTTATCCAGAAGAACTAAACTATTTACTTGGTAGAAAAGTTGAAGTAGCTACCTATGCTGATATTGTTAATGATCATTCAGAACCTTCATTTATAAAACCTTATGGTACAACTAAATACTTTAATGGTTGTGTAGTTGAACACTTTAGAGATTTACCAGCAGCTGATTTAACTACAAAGATTTACAAAAGTGAATTGGTTAACTTTGTAACTGAATACAGATGTTTTATTTTAAGAGGTAAAATTATGGGAGCTAAACATTATAAAGGTGACTTCTCTGTTGGGTTTGATAGAAAAGTTTTAGAAGAAGCTGTTGAGAAATATACATCTGCACCAATTGCTTATTCACTTGACTTAGGTGTTGATGAACAAGGTAGAACATTATTAGTTGAGTGTAATGATAGTCACTCAATGGGACACTATGGACTTAATCCATCTTTCTATGCAAGAATGATTTCTGCAAGATGGGCTCAAATGACAAATACAAAAGATTATTTGGAAGTATAAATAATCTTTTGTACTTTTGTACTATGACAAGCACAGAGAGAAAAGTTATAAGTATAATGGACAAATATTATTTCAGACCTAAAGCTGATGTGCCTTTAGATGAACTGAGAGAAATTAGACTTAATGAATTGTTAGGTAAAGGAAAACCTAAGAAAAGAAGAAAAGACACCTTTGTTTTTATTGGTGTAGTTCCCAACTCTGGTGAACATAAAGAAAGAAAAATGGTTTATGAATTCTATTATAAACAAAATAAAACAGATAGTGAAATACAAGCAATCTGGCAACAAACTCAAAGAACAAAATCAACAAGATATAAAAACAGGATATACTAATATGAAATTTGTAAGACTTGCAACAAATGCACCATCAGATAAAAGAAAAGAAGTAGCAGACAAAATTAGTAAAGGTCAATTAAAACTATCACACTTTGCAGTTGATGGTGAATTAAGTTACCACTACTATGAAGTTCTAAATGTAAGAGTACCAAGAACCAAGAAATAATTTGGTTGATTAATAAATTATTAGTCTAAAAATAATTAAGAGGGAATAATTATTTTATATATAATTAAAAATAAAATAATTATATGGACTTAAACAACATCCAAACTGAACAAGATCTTTTTTTACTTAAAGAGAAAGTTAAAGAGATTGAAAAGAAAATTAAAGAGAATAATAAACCTAAAACTATTACTATCTCTGGGAATGCACACAATACAATAAAAAGATTCTGTACTAGTCTTAATCTTAATATAGGTGATTGGTGTGAAAAAATACTTTTAAAAGAAATTGAAGATAATAATTGTATAATATTAACAGAAGATATAAAAAGTGATGAAGATAGAATTAAAGAAGATTCAGAAATTTTAAAAGATAAATACATAAAAGAAAAACAAAAAACAAAATATCTTATTAAAGCAAATAAATTAATACTTAGTAGTCAACTTAAATTTAATGGTTATTCAAGATTAGATGGTCAACCTATCTATGAATTTACTGGTGAGGATATGAATCACTTCAAAATGGTTAATGATTTTGATAGTCTTGGTGTTACTTTTGATAAAATAGATATGGATTTTGGTTTTATAAAAACTAATGCAAGTTTAGAAGATTATGTTATTCTTGATGGTAAATCAATTGAATATGAAGTTCCAAAGTATCAAAGTTCTATACCAAATAATTTCTTTGAACAACCTGTTGTTAAACTATCAGGAAATGTTTTTATACCTGATTTCTCTAAAAATAATTAGAAACTTTTTTATTTAGTATTTTTTTTATTATCTTTGTAGAACTTAAAAACATATATATGACACTTGATAATAAAATTATAGGTACTGCAGTAGATTATTTTGCAAATGTTAAAGATTGTGACTCAGATGATATTCCTGTTGACTGGGATGAAACTGGTGATCCAAACCTTATCTCTTTAAAAGAGTTTAACCTTGTTGGTGAAATAATTGCATCACAAGTTTCTTTTTGGGCTCTTAGAAGAATGTATAACTCTTGTCAATCAAATTGTGATTACATGCAAACCATTATGAGAAATAAAATCAAAGAGTATGAAGATCAATTTGGTGAGTTCAAAAACTATAATTCTAAAAGTATATGGTAATCAAAATAGGAGACACTGTACACATCTTAAATTTTACTCATAAAAGATTACCTAGACTTAAAACAGGTGAAATATGTAGGGTTAAACAAATAACAAAAACCTACAAGTTTAATCCACCATCAACTACTATCAAATATCTACTTGATAATGGTAAAGAATATGATGGTAAAGAACTAGAATTTGATAAAGAACTATCCAGAGATAACAGATTAAAAGACCTACTTAAATGATAATTGCAAGTGAAGCCTTAATAGGTAAAAAATTCAAAGTTAAATGTATAAAAGAACATTTAAACCTCACATTGGGAAAAGAATATGATGTTTGTTATGTTGTAAGTGATGTAAAATACTATCTTATTGAAAATGATAGAGGTATAAGATTATATAAACCTGCTTACTATTTTGAACCAATTGATATAAAAGAAGCAGAAAAAATAGAAGAAATTGTAATAAAAGACTTAGAATACTACAATAGTATCAAAAAAGTAGTATGTATTACTAAAGAATACAGAGGTTCTACCTATAATGGTGGTGCAATTGTAGGGGAAATATATGATGTAGTAGAATATCTTGCCAATGTTCATCCAAATGGTAGATTTAGAATAAAAGGTAAATTAGAAGGTATTGAATATTCTTCTGGTATACAAACAATTGACATTTTCCCAAAAGAATTATTTATTACATTAGAACAACATAGACAAAACCAATTAGAAAAAATATTATGATAAATGCTAAAGTAAAAGTTATAAATGAAACAAGTGAATATGCTTTTGAAAAAGAACTTAATAACTTTTTAGAAACTATTGATTCTAGACAAATAGTTAAGACTGAATTCTCAACATGTTGTACTAGTGCTGGTAGTGTTAAATTTTCTGTATTAATATACTATGTAGGTATTGATGATATTAGAGATGTAAAAATTGAAAACATATTAGAAATTAAATAGATGATAAATGCCAAAGTAAAAATATTAACAGCAGGTTATACTGGTGACTTAGAAAAAAATGTAAATGAATTCCTAGAAACAATTGATATTAGACAAGTAGTTAAAATGGATTTTACTGCAACTGGTGACCAAGATAATAAAAGAATCTATTGTAACATTATCTATGTAGGTATTGATGATATTAGAGATGCAAAAATTGATAACATATTAGAAATTAAATAATTATGAATGAATTAGTAAAAGTTGGTAGAACTATGAAATCTACCTTTGAACAAATTTCAGAACAAGGTTTCCTTAATCAGTTTCCAGATTCTGAATTTAGAAATGAATCCCACTTCTCTGGGATAGGTGATGTTTACATCAAAAGTGAATTAGTAGAGGATTTCAAACAATTGAAAGCAGACATGATTGAAGCAAATGGTAGCTTTCCAATTCTTGACTAATGGAACTAAAAGAATTTTTAGAAACCTTCATCTGTAGAAACTCCATAATAAGATTATGGTATACTGCTAAAGGTGGTCATGAAATGGTTGTACCGGATGATAAAAAATCTGCTTGTATAGAATGGTCCATAATAAAAGGAGAAGGTGTTTATAAAAAATACTTAAAACATAAGGTAATTGGTGTTACTGATATATTTAGTTCTGGTGCTTACCCAGAAGCAATTAATATTGTAATTGAAAAAATTGAACTTGATGATTGGAGACAACAACAGCTAAATAAATTAATATAATGAATAAAGAAATAATTATGATTGAAGAATTGAGAAAATATTTTGAATTTAGTGGAACCATATCAGGTACACAATACATTCTTAGAAACCTTGTATCATCTATTGCAGCATTCACAGCAGGTGGTGTAATTGGATTAGGCTTAGTAATAAACAGTTTAGTAGTAATACTCTTAGGAATGTTAATATTACTACCAGTATTATGGTTTGCAACTGCAAATATCTACAAAAGAATTAAAGCTTTCTTCCCTAACCAAGCTATTGCTCTTACTACAGGATTAGCCTTGTTACAACTAATCTCACCTTTTGGTAAAGGTGAAACCTGGGGAGTCTTACTAAACTTAGTACTACTTATCATTGGAATATTACTTATATTCTGTAACTCTAATACCAAAGAACACAATGGATAATAAACCACTAAAGTATGTTGTATGTGAACACTTAACATACTTTCCATCAAGAGAATCAAGTTGGTTAAAATCAGCACCTCTTACTATTGGTAAAGTCTATGAAATAGGTAAAACTATGATTGCAAAGGATTTTAGGGATGATGATGAATATCAAGTACTTGAACCTGATGAAAAAAGATTTAATGATTGTATTACTATCTCCAGTTCTATTAAAGAATACTATTATCCTAAAACCTTATTCAGAGAAGCCACACAAGAAGAAATAACTTCTTTTAAAAGAAATAGAAAACTAAATGATATAGGAATATAATGAGTGATTTTGTAATACCTGGTGAGAAACCTAAGTTTGAATCTCATACAGATGAAGTTGTGTTCATTCCCAATAGTGCTTTAGAAAGTAATGATTCAACATTACAAGACTGGATGCTTATGGAAATTACACCTGAGAAATATTATGAGGCAACTATATCAGAGAAATCAGTATCTTTTTCAAATGATTTAAACCGTTGGAGAACATACAAAAGACAATTCTTTGAAACTAAACAAGAAAGAAGAGATAAAAAAATTGAAATACTTTTAAACATTGATAATTAATTTTATCAATGTTTTTTGTATATTTGTAAAAACTATTGGGTAATACATAATGGCAAAATGGTATGTCATCCTGTAATAAGGTTGTATTGTTGGAGGTTCGAATCCTTCCCCAATAACTATGAATAAAATCTACCTTAAACTTAAAACAGATATATCAATACTAGTAGCAGATGGTTACTGGTCACTTCATTGTGGTGATATGATTGTATTACATAAAATTGGAACCAGAAGTGAAATTAAACGTAATGAATATAAGGCAAATGAATATATTCATGAAGATTCTTATTTATTAACTGGATTTGAATATAAAACCATTAAAGATATTAGAACTATGGAATATCATACAGTTTGGAATGAATGCAATTCAGTTGATACTTTAATAACAATATCTACAGGTAAACCTTTATATCATAGTAGAACTTATAACTATTATGATATACTACAACTAACTAAATCAAATACACCATTAGTTGACAAGTTTAGATATGATGATATATTTGAAGATGTATCAACCCCATATAACAGAGAAAATAAATTAGAAGAAATATTACAATGAAAAACTTTCTACCATATAAAGAATCAATTGCTATGAAAGAAATAGGTTTTGATGAACCTTGTTTAGGTGCTTGGAGTAATATTGACAACAAACCTGAATTTTCTTATAATAAGAAACCAACCAAGTACTCTAAAATGTTTACTAAGAAATCACCACATTGTGTTGCACCTTTATACCAAGAAGCATTTGACTGGTTCACTGAACAAGGTTTATTCTCATATGTTGATAGAACCTATACAAATGGTAAATATGAATATGAATTTCATATTGAAGGTAATAGTGGTTTATTTGGATTTGAAACTAAAAAACTGGCAGAACAAGCATGTATACGTTCTTTAATATCTATATTGAGAATGGATAAAAATTATATGAAGAAATTAAATAGAGATAACAAATTAAATGAATTAGGAATATGAGTAAATGGATAAACCCACCACTTCACATTATCTGTGGTAAATGTGGTAATAAAAATGAATTAACCTTTAAAATTGATCCTAAAGGTAATGAAGATGAAGATGGTAATGAATACCCAGCAGTATATATTAGTTGTGGTAATTGTGGAACACTTACTGGTTTAGATGAAGTTATAGATGAAAAATAAAACAGTTAAAGAATGGTTGATAGAACATATAAGTGATAACCCAGACATAACTTGGGGTAGTTTATATAGAGATACCTGTTATAGCAAATATAGTAGGGAAATTGATATGTTAGGTTCTGTATTAAAAAAATTAGTTGATGATGAAGTAATATCTGAAACTAGGAAAGATAATAATAGTTACTACAATTTAGGAAAACAATTACAAAGAAATAAGTTATTAAAAAAATTAGGAATATGAGTACTTACAAAATTAGAATATTAATGAATTCTGCCACATCAAACTGGTGGGCAGATGAAACAATCACAGGTGTAAAACTTGCCACTGCAAGTGGTAATAACTATCAATTCTATGATGATAAAAATAGATGGAAATACTATCCAGTTGCTTATACTATTGTAGAACAAATTGATGATCCAACACCTGAAAAAATAACTTTGGATATATAACTATACTAAATCAAATAGAATGATTTCTGTTTCCTTTGTTGTAATAATATCAATTTTATTTTCTTCAATAAAACTTAACCCATCACCTTCTATTAGATTTAAGTTATTAATGGTCACCTCACCTGATATAACATATAGATAATATTTACGATTATTATCAATATGAAATGTGTAATTCTCTGTAAATATACCTGATAGTAACCTGGCATCCTGCTTTATAGGTAACTTCTCAGTTATATCACAAAACTTATTTAGTTTATCTTCTCTTGTGAATTGATACCAATCATGTATAGGTTCAGTATCAAGTACATTAGGCTTAATCCATAATTGAAGATACCTATTAGGTTGATCAGATGCATTACCCTCAGTATGTTTGATACCACTACCAGTACTCATTCTTTGTACAGAACCCGCTGGTATATCTAAAACACTTCCATGACTATCTGTATGCCTACATACCCCTTCAATAACATAACCAAATATTTCCATATTCTTATGTTCATGTAAAGGAACATGACCACCAGGTTGTACCCTATCATCATTAATTGTTTGTAAATGCCCAAAGTTAATATACTTAGGATCATAGTATGATGGGAAACTAAATGTTCTATATGAACTAATCCAACTTGCTCTTGGGTTACCTCTTGTATGTGCAGGTCTATGTATTATCATACTATAATTTTATTTTTATATATTAATAATTAGTTGGTATATAAAAATATTTTCTATATCTTTGTTGAAATAATAACAAACTAATATGACAAAATTACAAAAATTTGCATTAACTTTACTAATAACAGTTGGTATCTATTGCTTACTCACACTACCTTTCTTTATTGCATTTTTTACACTGGATATTAATACAGGTCACTACTATGGATTAATATATCCTACCTGGTTTGTTTACACTTGTTCTTTAGTATCAGTAATATTTGGTAATCTGATTGCAAACTATTTATATAATAAATCAAAAAAATAAATAGGTATTGGACAGAGACTTGAACTATTTTTATATATAGTATATGGAAATAAATAAAGAGTCTTTTATTGTTTATAAAATAATAAATAATACAAATAATAAAATTTATATTGGAGTTCATAAGACTTTTAATATAAATGATAGTTATATGGGTTCTAGTGTTAAACTAAAACAAGATATAATTGAAATAGGTATACAAAAATTCACAAAAGAAATTCTATTTATATTTGATAACAAAGAAGAAATGTTATCAAAAGAATCAGAATTAGTAGATAAACCTTTTGTAGAAAGAGAAGATACATATAATATAATGTTGGGTGGAGGATTTCTCTGTGGTGAACTAACCAAGAATACAATAGTTGTTAGAGATTTTCAAGGAAATAAATTTAGAGTAAATTCAGATGATGAAAGGTATATAAATGGAGAATTTACACCTATTACAAAAGGATATTTAACCGTAAAAGACTTTAACAATAAAACATATTTTGTAGAAAAAAATGATGAAAGATATTTAAGTGGAGATTTGGTTCCATATTGGAAAGGAAATAAAAAATCAATAGAATCTATCGAAAAAATAAAAGGTGTTAATAATCCATTCTATGGTAAAAAACATTCTGATGAAGCCAAATTAAAAATATCCAATGCAAACAAACTAAATGTAGGTGAACTTAATGCATTCTTTGGTAAAAAACATTCTGATGAAACTAAAGAGATGCTAAGTATAATTGGTAAAGACTTATATAAAAGTGGAAAGAATAAAGGATTTCTTGGTAAAAAACATTCTGATGAAACCAAATTAAAACTATCACTCATAGACAGAAGTAAAGAGAAAAATTCACAATTTGGTACTTGTTGGATATATAATGAACAACTAAAGAAAAATAAAAAAATAAAAAAAGATGAACTTGAAATCTGGATAAAGAATGGCTGGATAAAAGGAATGAATAAAAAATTTTTTAATAAACTGTAATGAAAGTAATTGCCTTACAAACATTTCCTGATTACTTTATAACTAAAGGTAATATCTATGAAGTAGAAGAAACTCCCTGGATATATGAACCTATTGAGTTTAATAGATATAAAGATATGATTATAAAATGTGATGATGGTAAAAGTAGAAAAATTCAAGGTCAAGATAATGTTTATGACCATAGAGAAGTAAAATACACTCACTTCAAAGATGTAAGAGAATTAAGAGAAGAAAAATTAAACCAATTAGGTATATGAAACAAAAAAGAAGATGGTTCTTTGCATCTGCAACTGATGAAACTGACCTTACAGAAATAAACTTTAAACAAGAATTACTTGAGAATGGTGAACCTGTTAAAGATGTTGTTGACTTCTATGATGGTAGACTTATACCTCAACCAACAGAAGGTGAAACTTATCTCAAAAGAACCAATGAGAAAGTAAGAATGCTTGTTACTAAAGTAACTCCTACTAAAGTAGAATATATGGAACATCACTTTCCAGCAGGGAAAGAACAACCAATAAAAGATTTTTTAACCAAATTCAAATTAGAACAATAATGACTGACTTAAAATTTATCAAAACATTTGGACTTGTACTTATTGCTATAGGTCTTGTAATATCTGTATCAACTGCACTTTATATAACTGCAAATCCTGAGGTTATGTTAGGACCAACCAATTCATACTATGCAGGATTAATTGGTGGAACTGCTATTGGTTTGGCCTTATCTGGTGCTCTTTTAAGACTTTATTCAGCAGCTAACTCATAAAATTAGAGCAATGGCAAGAAAATTAGTAACCATAGATATAGAAACATCACCATTAGGTCCTTTTTCACTTGAATCAATTGATATGGTGAACAAAAGATGTCCTTGTGGAAAAGGCAGATTCAGAGAAATGTACCTACATAATGATTGGAATGGTACACTAAATTGTAAAGCTTGTGATAAAGAAACTAAAAGATATATAACCTTGGCAGATTATAGAGAACAACAAATCAATAAAATATTAGATGAATAAAATAGAATTATACTTAGTTAAATCAAGCTCAGGTTCCTATGATGATTATAGAGAATCCAATGAACCTATTATTTATGCCACCTTAGAAGCAGCAGAGAAGAGAAAACAAGAAATAATTGATGCACATAAAGTAGAACCATTTCCACTTGATTGGTGTACTGAACAAGAGTTTGACGAACTTAGATATGATGATGAAGTAAAGAGAAGTAAGATAACTAATGAACATATAGAAATTGTTGATCAATGGGAAATGGAAAATCATTATGCACAAGACTTTGGATCAGCTTGGGTACAAACTATTGAATTAGATATGCAAAGCTGGAGAGAAAGGCAATTAAATGGACTTATCTAATGGAAGATGTTGCAAAGAAAATAGTTAGTAAGTGGAAAGAAATTATTGAGTCCTACTCTATTAAAGTTGGTGATATAAGTTTATTTAGAATGAATAAATACTATACAGGTTATCCTGAAATAGAATACTGTTATAAAGTTAACTTTGACTTTGGATTAAATCCATCAGATGGAATGACTTCTTGGGAAAAGAATAAAAGAGATAGACTTATGAAAGAACTTGAGTTAAACTTTATTGATAGATTTCAACCTCAACTTGTTGATAAAACATTAGGTACAGATTATAATAGTGGTGAAACTAAATTCCATAATGATAAAGTAGATTACTTTACCAACCAAGGTCACAGAATAATTATACAATTCTATCCACAAGGATTTATAGATGAATTAAGAGAAGATAAACTAAACCAATTAGGAATAATATAATCAATATGAAAAATAAAATTAAATCAATTAAAGAAAAAGTACCACAAGTAACTACATTACCTGATGGTTATTACAATGGTGTATGGGGTGGTTACTCAATAGATGTAAAATATAAAACCAAAACATATGAACTGGAAACAGAAGAAGGTGTTAGGTGCTATGGAAGCTACATTAGTAATGGAAGGCCATTTAGAATATGCTAAACCATTTGAATACCAAGAAACTAAAGGTCTTTTTGGTAATACAACTGAAACCTATGGTGAAGTTATTTTAAGAAATACAAAAGAGTTTTTAACAATTAAAGAAGTACTATAATGGAATATAACTATGAACAACATATTGACTCTATTGGTGAAATTGCTGATAGAATCAACCTTGATAAAATTACAATCCTTACCGGTAGAAATGCTGGTGGGAAAAGCTTAGTAAGAAAAGTACTAAGACAAAATATGAAAAAACTTAAATGTATTAAGAAGAATGAATGGCCTAATGGTAAAATAACCATAGGTAAACTTTATGAGTTTGATTCTATAAGTGTTATACATGAATTAGAAGATGCTTATGTAGGTTCAACTTCATCTTACTATATTAAAGATGATAATGGTCAATATAAATATTTCCTTAAAGAATGCTTCATAGATATAGTAGAAGATAGAGATAATAAATTAAATGAATTAGGTATATGAAACCAGGTGATATAGTAGTATGTGTTAGTTTAGATAATAGTGAATATTCTAATAGAACTAAATTTGAAAGTAGAAATGAACTAACCATTGGTAAATCTTATACCATACAAGAATCTTGGCCAGGTAATACCAATTGTGTAGTGATTAATGACAAGAATAGCTTAGGTGAATACTGGTCCTATAGATTCATTTCATTAGAGAAATGGAGAGAACAACAACTAAATCAGATATTAGATGAAGAGACCTTTTAACCTACCTTCCATAGCAGAACTGGCTATAGCACAGTCAACAGCTTATCATAATGATATGTTACTATATCAAAAACAATTAGAAGAACTTGAAGCCATAGCTAACCAATCAGTGTATGACCTATTCAAATGTGAAGAGCTAAGAAGAAAGATTAATGATTGTGTTGTTATGTTAGATAAATATAAACCAGAGATAAGAGAAGAAAAACTAAAACAACTTGGTATATGAAAGTAATGTGTATAAAAGAAATGACATCAACTGATACGGTATTCAATAGTATCAAGATAGGTGACTGGATTGAAGTAAATGAAAAGTCTATATACACCAAAACTAATGAAGATCCTAATAAGAATAACTATTACTACTTTATTAGAAATGGCGAATATGCTCTTCATAAAAGTAACTTCATTACTCTAAGAGAATATAACCTAAACAAACTGATATGAAATTAGTTAAATGTGTTAATAAAGGTGCAGGTGAATACTTAACCATTGGAAAACTTTATGAAGTCAGTAGAGTAGTCAATCAAACCAACTCAAAATGGTTGGCTGAGTTTGGTGAACAAATGTTTATAGAAGTTATAAATGATAAAGGTGTTTCTCTTCTATTTTAATATGACTGGAGATAAACCTAACTTCATAGATATTGAAGAAGATAGAAATAATAAACTAAATCAATTAGGTATATGAAATGGGTTAAATGTGTAAATAAATTAGGTAATGGTTTTACCTATGATAAAATCTATGAAGTTAAAAACTACTTTGATTGGAATGGTCTAAAATACATAGAACTAATAGATGATAATGGTAGATTAATTGTACAGGATATGTTTCCATCACATCCAAATGCTAGATTATGGTTTGAAGATGTAACATCAGATATGAGAGATAATAAACTAAATGACTTAGGAATATGATGACACTAAGTAAAATAAATAACTCTGAATGGAAACTAAGTAGATACAATGAACAAGGTAAATCACTTGCTTTCTTTATACTTAGGCAAAAAGATGATAAGTACTATATTGCTCCAGCAGAGACTTTTATACCAATAAAAAATCAAATAAAAGAGTGGCTAATAGAAGAAGCTATACCACAATTCTTCTCAAGAAAACTAGGATCACTCAAAACAGATATGGACTTTGATTATGGTATAATAACATCAATGTTTAGAGATAATAAATTAAATGATTTGGGAATATGACCGAACAAGAAAAAGATGATTATATACTAATGATAAATCAAGTAGTTGATACTGGTAGAGAATTGCTTTGTATAGATGATTCACAACAAGAAGAATATCTAACCAAAGGGAAAAGATATAAAGTTTATTCTCATATTGATAATCCTTCTATTAGAATCAAAACTAAAGATATAAATGGTAGAGAGGTATATAGTTCTTTCTCAGGATCAAGATTTCAAAGTATAGAAGATATTAGAGAAGAAAAACTAAAACAATTAGGAATACTGTAAGTCAAGACTATGTTAGTAAAATGTATTAAAAATTCATATATAGATAGAAACAACCTTGAGTATTATTATAATAATGAAACTTTTGGTAACCTAATCATTGGGAATACTTACACTGTAGTCAAACAATATGATAATGGTGATACATATGTGATTAAAGAAATATCTAGATTTGTTCCTGCACACCTATTCATTAATTTAGAAGATTTAAGAGAACAAAAATTAAACCAATTGGGTATATGAAAGTGATGTGTATAAAAAAATGCCAATTCCAAACATTTACAATTGAACCTGGTGAATGGTTAGAAGTTTACCAAGAATCATTTGACCATAGTAGAACAAATGGAAATTTTGGAACTTATACCTTTGAGAAAAATGGTAATGAACACTTATGTAAAAGAGATTACTTTATCATACTTTAAACAAGGAGGAGATATTAAACTAATCAAAGAGTATATACATACAAGATCTGGTCCATTCTTAAATGGTCAATGGCACTATAACTCTGGTGGGACTCAACTTGAATGGAGAAAAATGGAGAATGCAGAAGAAATCAAACTGATTGAAGATGTGTTCTTAGAAACAAGAGCTAAACAACTATAAATATATATAATATGACAAGTCTTAATAGATTAAAGAAGATTGTAGAGAATGGTTTATCTGAACAAGATGAATTAACCATACCACAAGTAAATGACTTCTTACAACAAGCTAAGAAAGCTTCTACCTTAGGTAAACAATTCACATCTATATTAAATATAGTTAATAGATATCCATCTGGGTCTGTACCAGCTGATATACACACACATCTTTTGAAATATGACCATATACTTGAATTAATCAGAATATTCAATAAAATAGTCTTAAATGAGATTCCTGGTGAGTCTGATGTAAATACTTTAACTGACCAAGAGAAATTACAAAAACAATATCAAATAGTAGTGGATCAATTCAATTGTTAAAATCTGTGCATTTTTTAACAATGATTTGGTAAATACATATATTTGATGTACTGGAAGTTGTTTATATGAAATATAAACACTATCTTTGTTAAGATAAAAAAAACACACAAAACACACCTATGGAAAGTAAATTAACACTTGCAAATATTCTTAGTGCTTATAAAGCATATAAACAAGATAGAGATAATATGGGTCCTTGGAGTTCAGGTAGATACCTTGGGTACCTTGAAGCTGGTCTACAAGTATATGGTTGTCAAGAAACTGTTAAGAATGAAGATCCAAAATCTAAGTTCTAGGTCAATCAGAAGTAAAAAGAGAAGTTATCAAAAATAAAAAATGGTGGAAAAAAGATAAACCTGAAACTATGGAACAAGCCATCATCAGACAAGTAGAAAATATGTTCAACAAAAATAATATCAAATTCTAATATGAAAAAAATCCTAACACTACTTATCCTATTAATAACCCTTACTTCTTGTGAAGATAAAGGTGTAACCAAACAATGGTTATCTGGTGATGAATCAACACTACCTCAAGAACTAAAAGGTCTTAAAGTCTATAGAGTATCTTGTGGTGAAGGTGAATATGTAAGAGTAGGTGTTTTAAACAACCAAGCTGTTTCTACAACCTATCAATCAGGTAAAGTACAAGAATCAATAATCCTTGTGAATAAAGCAACTGCAAGAACTATCAATGTAGAATCAATTATATCTGAAAATGATTCTATTGTAGTAATCAAAAAATATAAATAATATGAAAGTATCTCAATTCTTTTTAATCATTGGTCTAACCCTAATTGCTCTTGGTTTATGTCTAAGACTATTTGTAGCCAGTGTTGAAACAGCCACTAAAAAACAATTCAAAGAGAATTCTAAATCATTTGCCATTGATAGTGTTATTTATCACCAAGCTGGTAAAGATAATACTCTACAAGTAACTCCCTATTGGATGTGTCACTTAAAAGGAACCAATGAATGGATCCATGTATATCAAAACAAAGAAGTAGGTGATAGCTTACATATGATAATTAAATAATATGTATGTTAAGATAACTGCTTCAGATCAAGATTTAGAATCATTCTGTTATCTACCTCTAGTATCTGGTCAAGTATATCAAGCTAACCATGCAAAACAAGGTGATGTTGAATATCATACCTTCTTTGATGTGATAGTTGATTGGAAAACAATAGTAAGAGGGGTTCATGAATCAAGATTACAAATACTGACTAAAGAAGAAGTAAGAGAATATAGAATCAACCAAATAATATGTTAAAATCTGTTCATTTTTTAACAATGTCTTGGTATATACATATATTTGATGTATCTTTGTTAAACAAATAAAGAGATATATTATGATACTAATAGGAATCAAATCAATCACAACCAGTACAGGTGACTATTCATCTGTAACACACCAACAAACTGATGTCTTAGCTCAAGGAACTACAGAAGAACTTACAGAGTCTTATAACAAAGCAGTAACCAAAGGTAAAGTATCACAAAAGAAATACTCTGAATTAGCAGATACTTTAGAATGGTCTAATATCTCAGAGAAAGAATATGATAAGTTATCTACTCAGTATATCAGAGATATTGCTATACTCAAGTATGATAAAGTCTTAATCATTGAAGGAAAAGTCTTAAAATAACAAATAATAGCTTGTAACTGACCAGGTGTGAATTCAGTAATCCTCCCATCTACACATCGCAAGGAGGTAATCAATTACAAGCTTTTTTAAAAATATAAACTTATGAACACAAACAATACATTAACAATTGGTGGTAGAACTTTAACCTTTGAAGTATACCTTTCAGATGAATCTTATGATAGAACTTACTTCTATGAAGGAACAGAAACACATACCTATAAGAAATGGGGATTGTTTGGTGATACCATCACAGAAGAAGTGCCAAAACATGTATTCACTATTGATGAAGCAATAACCAATCCAAACAAATCTAAAGAGTGGTGGGAGAAAGAATTATTAAAAGAGATTAAACTACTTGATCGTAAAGAAGAAATCGAAAGAGGTGAGTTTATATAACAACTAAACCAATGAGAAATAAGATAACAAGAAAAGATAAAAAAAAACTAAGAGCCATAATGCTATGTCATACTGGGAATCCTGATTGTAGAAAAACTACCTATGGGAAAGAACATTGGTTGAGACTCAAAATTATGTATAAAGTATGGTTGTCTTGTTTTAGAATGAGTGATAGAAAAACAGCTAATACAGTAAGATAATGGCAGAAATAGGTATACCAGTAAGATTAAAAGTTAAAATGGTTATTGGTGGGATAGGTGGAGTTGCAATAATAGTTCCTTTAGTACTAAAAGTGGTTGGTATTATAAAATAATATAAAAATTACAAAAAGTGAGTTTTTATACTTAATATATAATCATATAAAAAATAATAATTTAAAAATACAATAATATGGAATGTACAATATGTAAAGATTTATGGAGAGTATCTGTAAAATTAATAACGACTTTAAAATATTTTTTTCATAAAGATTTTATAAAACAAAATTACGATAAACATTTTTTTTATACTAGAGAGATTTTAATATATCTTTTTATAATACTAAGTTTTTTACCATCATTTAGGGAAACCCAAATGGTCTTTAAAGTACTATTAGGATTTATTATAGGTGGTGGAATAAATTGGTTTAGAGAAACCACATTACAAGCTAAATATAAAGCTCCATTTTCAGAAGAAGACATTATATTTGGAAGCTATGGGGGTTTGACAGCTGGAATTATAATTGACTTAGGATTAACACTTTTAAAATTAAAATAATATTAATATAAAAACATAAGTTTTTTTGACTTTTTAAATATAATATATACATTATAAAAAAGTATAAAAATAGAAATGAAAAAAATAATAGTAACTTTATTTTTACTAGTAACAATTATTAGTAATTCACAAACAACTCAAATAAGTTATCAACCAAGTAATGATATTATAGCAAATCCAGATAGAGGTATGTATTATCACACTTCTACTAATTCAAGTGGATATAGTTTATTAAATCAAACTACTTTAACTAATAAAAGACTAAATGATAAAATAACTTTAATTCTCAGAGTGTTTTATTTAGAAGATTTTAAAACATCTGCAATATCTCAATCTTATTTAGACAATATGCAGATAGATTTTAATAGATGCAGAAATGCAGGAGTTAAAGCCATAGTTAGATTTGCCTATAATAGTAGTTCCTCTCAAACAGATGCAAGTAAAACTATTGTATTACAACATATTAATCAATTATCTTCTGTAATAAATGAAAATAAAGATGTAATAGTTTGTATTCAAGCAGGATTCATAGGTAGTTGGGGAGAGGGATATTATACAACTAATTTTGGAAATGCAGGAAATTTAACAAACCAAAACATAATTGACAGGAATGAAGTATTGAAAGCAGAGTTAGATAATTTTAATAGTGTACTACAAGTTAGAACACCACTGTTTAAAACTAGATTTATTGGAGATTTAAACCCATTAAATTCTTTTGAAGATAATTACAGAGGGAGAATAGGACACCATAATGATAGCTTTCTATCAAGTAATTCAGAACAAGGAACATACAGTAATGTAGCACAAGAAAGAGCTTATGTAAAACAAGACTCAAAATTTGTTCCAGTTGGAGGAGAAGCAAATGAATACCCAACTGCCTACACTGATAATGTTTTAACAGATATGGATGAATATAATTATACTTATTTTAATTCTGTTGGTTATGCATCAGGAATTATAGCTGATTGGGATTCAAAAGGATGGTTATCCACCATTAAAAAGAAGCTAGGATATAGATTTAATTTAAAAGCTAGTGATTTTACAATTAATAATAACACATTAACAGTTAATATACAGATTAGAAATGAAGGTTTTTCAACTCCTTTTAAATATAGAAAAGTATATTTAATGTTGAATGATATTCCATATGAAATAAATACAGATATTAGAACTTGGACAACCGAATTAACAATATCTACCATAATAGATATAAGTAGTTTAAGTAATGGAATCTATAACACCTATCTTTACATCCCAGATAATGATAACCCAACAAATCCAAATTATGCTATACAACTAGCAAATGTAAATACTTGGGAACAATCAACTGGCTTTAATAAGTTGAATTATTCTTTTGAAAAAACAGATTTAGGTGTTAATACATTAAATGAAATGGATAGTTTTTACTATGAAGATAGCAGTATTATTTTACCATCAGAATTAGAGTTTGGAGTGTATAATATGTTAGGTCAAAAGGTATATTCAGATACATCTGACAAGATAGAGTTAGGTAGTTTACAAAAAGGAATTTATATAGTTAAATTCAAAAACTATAAATCAATTAAAATAGTAAAATAATGAGCTGTCAAGGGAAAACAAAAAGCAGATGTGGTAAAAAACAATATAGTGCCTGTATATTTTATGAGAAAGACTTACCCGATTTTTCGGAGTTACAGGATTGTGTAACAATAGAAGAGACAACAGAAGAATTGTACAATTTAGTTGGAGAAATAAAAGAGGAATTAGACCTATCTACTTTAGACAACGAATGCTTAACATTTCCATCTATTGTAAATTTAAAGTCTGTATAAACCTAATCTCAATACTTGATGATGAAGGACAACTAGCCAGTCCTCAACTACCTAAAGACATCAAAAACTACCTTATAGATATAGATGGTACTATCACTGATGATGTACCTAATGAAGAACCTGAAAGAATGTCTGTGGTTATACCTTATGCTGGTTCTATTGAAACCTTAAACAAATGGTATGAACAAGGTCATATAATAACATTCTTTACTTCCAGAACAGAAGAACATAGAGACATAACTGAAGCTTGGTTAGATAAATGGGGATATAAGTATCATGGATTACTTATGAATAAACCAAGAGGTGGTAACTATCATTGGGTAGATAACCATATAGTAAAAGGAACAAGATATGAAGGTGTATGGAGTGATCTGGTTAAAGAAGAAAGAACAATAGAAGTATTCCCATCATGAAACTACTCAACACATTTGAAATTCTTTAAGGTAGTAACTGGTTCTTTACCAATCTCCTTTAAAAAGGCATTTAAAATTGTTAATGAACAACAAGGATTACCATCTTCATCTAAATAGGTAGGATCCATATAATTGAATAGTTCTAATTTATCCTTATCTTTAAATAATTCCCATATTTCAAATATTGGATTAGTAATAATACAAGTAAAGTCTTTACCTATTGTTCCTATACCCAAAAATGACATTAATTTACCTTTCTCTCCACTAGAAGTTTGACATATATAATTACCTCCTACTGACTTAGGACCACCTTCTAATGAAGTTAATTGGTTTCCAGAACAACCAAATGAATCTCCTACTGTCTCAGGGCCACCTTCTAATGAAGTTAATTGATTTCTAGAACAATCAAAATATCCTGATACAATTTGTGGAGCACCTTCTAATGAAGTTAATTGATTTCTGTCACACTTAAAATTATTAACTTTCCTAAATTTTAATGGAAGCTTAGTTAATCCTAAATTTGTCAACCTAACACTATCATCATAAACATCTATACTTCCATCCTCATTTATAGTATATTCTTTTATATCATATTTCTTACATATAAATACAATTTCTTGTCTCTCTTGCGGACTTAAATTTTCAAAAATTCTTCTTAAATATTTCATAAATCTATATATTATTTTTCTATACCACATATTTGGTTAATACATTTATTCTCCTTACATTTGTATCACTGAATTGGTAATCAATCCAACAGGGGGCGTACTATAATGGTGGAAGAGTGGACTCCGTTATTGATTATTAAAAAAATAAGTAGGGTATTTATCACTATCAATTCTTTTTCTAATTGTTCTATGTGCTAAAGATAATGCAATAGTAGCCTTCTTTATACTACTGTATTCCACACCATCTATAGTACAACCAAATCCTAGTGTTTTACTTATATTGTCTTTCCAATCTTCTGTTAGAATTACTTTCTTTCTAGCATCTGATAATTTTTTTCTTTCTTCTTCTGACCATACTTTACCATAACAAGGATTATTTTTACCTTTATTTAATAATCTTAATTTGTCAATAGTTTCTTTAGTATGTTTACCATCTTCACCACCATCTGTACTATTGGTTAAATTAGTAAATTGTGTGATCCAGTATTTCTCCCTTTCAGACCAATTTAATTCATTACACTCTTCTATTAGTTCTATTATAGGTAGTTTATTAGAAGTTTTTAATTTTTTAATCCATTTAACCTTATGACTATTATCTTTCAAATCAGTTACATGTTCTCTATGTCTATGTTTTAATTCTCTACCTGTCTTTCCTATGTATCTTACTTCTTTTGTATCTGGGTCTAAAAGACCATATATTCTTATTATATCCATATACTATATATAAAATAGAGTCCACTCTCCTACCCAATTATTGTTAAAAAATGCACAGATTTTAACAATAGGTTTGGTAGAACCATATAACTTCCTTATCTTTGTGTAACAAATAAAGAGATATACTATGGCTTATATTACTACAGAGAAGGTTAAAGAAATGAGAGATAAATTAAAAGAATTGTTCCCAGCTAAAAAAGGATGGAAGCTTTCTATAACCAGAGAACACTATTCTGGTGTTAACTGTTCTATTCTTACTGCTCCTTTTGAATTAAGATTAGATACCACTAGAACTAATGAGAGTGTTAACCATTACTATGTTAAAGAACATTATAATGATAACCCAGCATCTAAAGAAGCACTCTTGAGTATATTACAAGTTTTGAATACAAATAACTATAACAACTCAGATGCTCAATCTGATTACTTTGATGTAGGTCACTATGTTAGTTTAAGTATTGGTAAATGGGATAAACCTTTTTCAGTTAAAAAATAATAATAATAATCACTATGAGTGCAATTAAAGAATACTACCATGAACAAATATGCCAAGGTCTTGAAGAACAAAGAAAATACCTTGAAACACTAGAAAAAGAAGCTAATGACTAACCAAGAAACACTATTAATACAACAAGGTTTTGAGTTCACTCACCAAGACAACTCAAGAACACACTACTGCAAAGACTTAGGTGGTGATGGTTTCACATACCTACATATATTCCTGAAACCTGATGGTTCTTTCTCTGGTGAACTACAAGAGTTCCTATATGAAGATGATGGTTCTCAATATGACCAAATCACAAAAGAATATGTAGAAGAAGGTGAAACATTACAAGACTTCCTAAATAGAATATAATGAAAAGAATAACCATCTATAAGAAACTGTGGAACTTATCACCAGACCTTATTTACAATATTCACCAGGTGGATTATACTCACATAAATTAAGTATAGTGATTGATTTTAATGGTGAACCCTATGATATAACTGTAATTAAAAGTGATTTCATAACTGTAGAACAATGGAGAAATAATCAACTCAATAAGATTCTTTCTTAACCTGGTGAACCATTCTTGTCACCAGGTTTCATACCATGTCTTTCTAAGAACTCTTCTAAGATCAACTCTATTAGTCTTGGTCTGATGTAATCATGCTCTTCACAGTAGGTGGTGAATTCATCATGTACAACATCACTTATAAACACTACCACACGCTTTGTAGGTAACTTAAATCCTTTTTTAGCCTTCTCATACATATGAATATATATAATGTCTTGGTGGCTACCTATTTGCATAATTGCAAAAACTTGCAAGTACAAAAGTGAGTGTTTGAACCAAGAACTTACAGGAGCTGATAGGATCAACTATAAATCTTGTTAAAAAACAACCATTTTTTAACAGCTTTGGTAAAATAATCATTTTTCACTCATTTTACTAGTTTCAACTATTTTTCAAGAATTTTTATTAAATTGTGCTCTCTTACACATTGTTTAGCTAGTTTGATAGCTTCATTATAGAATTTATTATTGACTTCATTTACTCTATTATAATCTATAAAAACAATATATTGGTGAATATAATCACCAGGCCATATAGTAATTATTTCATCTGTGTTTGATGGTAGAAGAGGTAGTATATCATTAATATCATTAGATATTTTATACCCAAGTATAATTCTTTCATCATTAGAGTAATCATATTTGAGTAGTATATACATAATAAAAGTTATAATTTAATTATTTCAAAGTTTTCATACTTATTGTGTAGGTAGTCATAAACTTCTTGTTCAGAGTCATCTTCTAAATCAAGTCCTATTAAGTCAAGTTGTTTAGGTTCATCATTAGTAATTTCATATAGTGTGATTAGTTTACTTCCTGTACATTCAAGTCTATCATCACCATAATCTTCTAGTGTCTCTGACACTCTGTCTTTAGACAGTACTGCAATATCTTCTGTATAGTATATCTTTTTCATATAGATTATATGGAAACTTCTTCTATATGTTTTGATATAAACACTAAATATAATTATTATGACTAAGGAGTTCCATATAGAAATGATTGATAGCATAGAAGACTATACTAAGAGGTTTACTATAGTTAGGGGTTATTGTGATATAGTTGAGAAGAAGTTGGGTGTATTTTCTTCACCTGGAAGTAACTATGTTATTACTAACAATGATTATTGGACTATGTTGGGTAATTTGCATGATGATGCTATTAAAGAGGTATTTGATGATAGTTACTTTGGTTCTGATGATGGAGTTGAGAGAGTGGGATGTTATGAGTATAAGGCTTCAATTTATTATGAGAGTGGTACTTGGAATGAGCCTGGAGAGTTGTATATAGATTATATAGACTTTGTGTTTATTGAGACATTTGAGTCGAGGTTGAGAGAGCAGAAGTTGAATGAGTTGTTAGGCAAAGATTTATTTGATACCCAGTTGTTTTAGTTTAGTTTCTCTTAGTTCTTGTATATTTATGAACATATCTTTGTTCATATAATGTGGTTCTTTTAGGTCATCTATTATACAGATTTGGTAGGTGCGTTTATCTTGAAATTGTGGATCATTGGATAGTTGGTAGTATTTGCCTATGGTTAGGTATGTACATAGGTCAGTTGTTTCACCATCTTTATTTTCTGTCCAGTTTCTTATACATTTATATAGTCCTTGATTTGGTTCTGATACATGCAACATCATGATATTATTATATAGATTTTAATTTTAGAATTCTTTCAATTTTATGTTTTCTTAGTCTTACTTTCATATATTGAGTATATATGTCATTAATATCTTTTTGAGTTAATGTTTTCATATTAGGGTCTTTCCATTTATCAAGAGGTCTATTGATATTAATGTTCATATTATTCATTTAGTCTAAGATAGAGTTATCTATATCAATAATTAGGTTGCACCAAGAATAGACATTTTTATTTATTGTAGTTTCATCACCAAGAATTTGGTTAATTTTACTATCTCTTCTTTTTTGAATTGTGTATTGGTTGATAGCTTCTTGTATATCTTCTTTGATTACATTTTGTCTTGCTGGTGTATTGTATAGGTATGAGTACTTCATAGTTATGTCAGTAACAATTTGTTTTAAGTCATCTTCATTGAGGTCATATTTGTTTATATCATTTACTTCTATTTTCATCTTATGATCTGTGTATTTTTTTTATTTTTGGTATTTTTCTTTTGGTTGGAAAAGTAATATCTTTTTGAGGTATGATATAGGTTTTTTGTTCTGTTATATTAGATACAAATTGTGTTAGTGCAGGGTCATCCATTGTTGGGATTGGTGTACCAAAGGGAACTTCTATAGTTGATTTGAAGCGTATGTTACATTTCACTATGAAGTTGTTTTTATTTTTCTTTACCTTTGTTATATTGATAAGACTTGGTTGGTATTTTATCAGGTGATTTTGGATGATTGTTATTTTAGATTGTTTCATTGTGTGTGTTATTTAATAATATGTTTAGTTTATAATCTCTTAGTTTGTTTATATTAATTTCAAGTGTTGTTTGGGTTCTTTTGGGTTGGTTAGAAGCTTTATTTGGTTCAAGACTAACTCTTAGTACATGAGATATATTTGTTGTTCTAATCAGCTCTATATTGGTTATATTATGTTCGGATAGTTTTGTTTTGGAGAAGAAGTGATTAATTATATCTTCTGTTAGTGGAACTCTCTGAAAGAGTATATTTAGTTTACGTATGTTGTGGTGTATTATCATCTTGTAGTAGTAGTAGTGTTAGTTTATATTGTCTTATTATTTCTTTGGGTAGGTTTATGACTTGGAATGCTGATGTTAGTATGCTTTCATAGGTTGGGTATGATATTGAGTTATCTAGACCATAGCCACCATTACCCATCCATCCTGTTGGGGTTTGTATATCATAAGAGTATCTGTGTGTATTTAATTTCTTTTCAAATTTTCTATAGATTGTTATGGTTGAATTGTCTATTACAATAGTTTTGAATGTTTTCATAGGGTTTATATGTTTGGGTGGGGTAAAAGTTTTGGTTGATTTAGGATTGTGGTGGGACCAACTGGGTGGGTCAGGAACTTTTGCCTTCGGCAAGTAGTTTTCAGGGTCTCACGTGCTAACGCACGTGTGTGGTGTTTTTTGATGTATATGAGAATAATTTTATTTTTGTGAATAGATTTTTATATATAGATAATGAGAATTAAAATGTATGAGAACTTTACAGAGAATATCAATGATATTGTTAAGAGAAGGGTTTCTTTTATCAAGAAGTTTAGATCTGGTGTTGAGGATATATTTGTGGAGTTGTTGGATAATCATTTTTTGGTTGATGTTAATGTTACAAATAACAATAATAGTTACAATGGTTATTTCAAGTGTTGTGTTGTAATACAATTATCTAAGTTTTCTAAGAAGGATATTTTCAGGTTTGAAGATATTAGAGATTCATTAATTATGTTTGAGGATTATGCCCAAGAGTGTGGTATTGTTCCTTTAATTGATGGTACTGGAAAAGGTTTTGAAATAGAGATGGCTTATCATGAGGAAAATAGAGAATATGGATTTAGTCATGTTGTTAGTAGTTTTGATACTTTTGGTGGTGATATGGATTGGTTGGAATCAGCGGATATGAATCGTTTAAAAATTGAGGTTTATGTAAAACATGATTAATATAAAGTTATTTGAGGATTTTACTGATAAGTCAGATAAGGTGGAAAAGATAAGACAGGATTTAGAGGATATTTTTGTTGAGTTGAGGGATGTTAAGTATTCAGTAAAGGTTAATGCTTTACAGTATGATATTACACCTAATACACATTATGAGGTTATATTGGTTAGGAATTCAGGAATAGATTTTTCAGAGCTTGAAGAGTATGTAATGATGTTTAAGGATTACTTGAATGATTATGAGTATCACAATATGAAATGGCATTCATGGTCTTTAGGACATTCTAAGTATAGGATAGATAATGAGTTTGATGAGATAGAGAAGAATCGTGTTGAAGAGTTTTTCATAAGTAATGCAATAGGTATAAAAATTAGTTTCTTTGTGGTATGAGGATAAAAGGATATAATGAGTTTATTACAGAGGAAAAATCAGTTGATAAGTTTGGTATAACACCAGAGTTGGAGTCAGATGTAAAGGATATCTTTGTAGAGTTAAGGGATGAGGGTATTGAGGTTGATACACAGCGTTGGGACTCACAATCAGATATGATTTGTGTTACACTTTCACCAATAGATGTGGAGGGAGATAGGCATTGTTTTAAAGTAGGATCTGTTAAAGAGTATGTGATGATGTTGATTGATTATATGAAGTTAAAGTATGATGTTAAGAAAGTGAGTTATGATGTTTGTTTAGGGGATTTTAGTACTAATTGGGGTGATACTGTAAATCGTTCATTTAGTGAGTTTCCAGATAAATATGCTGAATTAGATACAGATGAGTTTGGAATAAACTTTGAGGTGCCAGATTATGAGATTAATGAGGGTTTTGGTGGTTTTGTTGGACCAGAGTATGATAAGATAGAATCTGATGTTAATGATATGTTTATTGATTTAAAAGATAATGGTGCAAAGATTGATATTTATTTTTATCATAAGGGAGCTGGATATGGTGCAGGTGCAGAGGATTATATGATAAAGGTAAAGATTTATTCAGATAGAAAGTTTAGTATGACTGAGGTTGAAGAGCCAACAAGGATGATGGTTGATTATTTTCAGGATTTGACAGATAAGAAGGTTGATATGGAGTATAATATGTCAAGTGATTATACTAATACAAGACAGAGGGAGTTTAACCCATACTCTTTTGATAATGGGGTAACAATATATTTAATAGAAAGAGGATGAGATATTTAAAGAAATTTAATGAGGGTTTTGATGAGATATTAACAAATCTTACAGATGGGAATTTTGATTCTTGGATTAGGATTGAAGACAATGTGAAGGATATTTTTGTAGAGTATTCTGATTCACATGATTTGGATGTGGTTGTTGGTAGAGGTCATTTACCAATGACTATGGCTAAATTAGATGAGAAAGTAATTGAGGTAAAGTTATTTGAGCAGAGGGGAATTAGGTATGGGGATATAGCTGATGAAGTTGGTATGTTAATAGAGTATATGAAGTCATTGACTGATAAAGAGGTTGAGATTTATTATGATTTAGATAGAAGTGGATTGAGACATTGGAGACCATTGGCTGGTAATAGTGAGTATGAGCATGATTATAATTTGGATAGTAATAAGGTTAGGTCATTTAATACAATAAGAATATACTTTGTGGAGAGTGTTGGTAAAGTTACTGAGAGTTTCATTACAAATACTAACTATAAGGATAAGATTGTTGAGGACATAACAGATATGTTTATTGAGTTAAAGGATGCTGGTTTGAATTGTTTAGTTTCAATGCAGGATAATAGTACAGTAGATATTGCTATTTATAAGAAGAAAAAAGGTGTGGTATTTGATTTAGATTTGGTGAGGGATTGTGTAGAAATGGCTAAGCATTATTTATCTGATTTAGGTGATGTAACAGAGTTTTATAGATTTGGTTATGTAAGTGAGAGAGTTACTGCTAGAATGACAAATGCTGGTACTATTTATGATAAAAAACAAAGTAGAGATAATATAGAGTATTCAAGTTTCCCAGATAATTGGAATGAAGATGTAGAGAATAAACATGCTTTAGAACACAGATTTGATTATGAGTTAGAGGGTATAAAAATAGTATTTAAACAAAAATGAGAATAAAATTATTTGAGCAATTTTATAAGGCTACTGTGTTAGATCAGGTTAATGATTGTTTAGTGGATTTAAGAGATAAAGGATTTGAGTGGAGTTGTTCATATGAACAATTACATTATTCTGTTTTAGATATGTCATTAAAGAAGATTGATAGAAGTAGTTTTGTTATTGATGATATTAAGGATTCAATAGAAACTATGATAGAGTATTTTGATGAGAAGTATGGTGTTAAGTCATATTCTATAACTAAACCAGATAGTCCAGGTCCTGGAATAGAGGTTAAATTGTATGATGAGGATGATGATTCAGTGATAGCAAGACATGGTAGGTTAAAGAAGTTGAATTGGTTAAATATAAAAATCAATTTAGGTAAATGAGAATAAAGTTATTTGAAAGTTTTAGTGATGAGAATAAGATTAAGTCAGATATTAAGGATATCTTTGTAGAGTTGATTGATTCAGGATTTGATTTGAATGTTATTACTTACTTTACAAAGCATCAATATTATGTGAATATACAGAGAATTGATAAGCAATTATTTGATGTTGATATTATAAAAGAGTATGATTTAATGTTAAGAGATTACTTACAAGATGTTCTACCAATTTTTAAGATTGAGTATTTACTTTATTCAGATAATGGTGAATATGCAACAGAGTATGAAATAGGAAGTGGTTATGTACCAAGGTTAGTAATAAAAGTTATAGGACAAGATGAGAATAGTTAATTATAGTAATTTTATAAATGAGGCAGTGAATCATGATGCTTTAATGGCAATTATGAAATTGATATAGAAAAAATAGGACTTCAAGTATTATCATTTGAGAGTTCAGAGTTTTTATTTAGATATGAAGAAGTTTCTGAATATTTAAAAACAATTAATGAGTATATCAATCATATTGAATATTCTAACCCTCATACAGGATGTTATGTTATTTTTCAAAAAAGAGATACTATGTCTAAAAAAGTTGAGTGTACTTGGGATAGATTTATTTTTCTTGAAGAGAAATATGTAAACAGAGATGTTATTAATAAGAGAAATTCTGATGTGAATAAATTTACTTATATAAAACTAATATTTAGAAAAAGTAAAAGATGAAGTTTATAAAATTATTTGAGTTTTTTGATTATGAGAATCATATTTCTAAATCTATAAGAGATATACTTATTGAGTTAGAAGATGAGGGTATGCAAGTTAAGATTGAATATCAACCTGAGAGTTTTAAGTATGATAGACCTAAATATGCTTTAGAGGAACCAAAGAAAACTATTATACAACCAGGTGTTAAAATTGAAATTACTGGTAAACCGCTTCCAGAAGACCAAACTGCGAGTTATCCTGAGCTTTATAAAGAGTTTGAAGTTAGTTCAATAAGAGATTACATTGATACAGTTGTTGATTTTATTGAAGATATTTGGCCAAGTTATGATTTATACTTTGAGAAGTATGATACAGATGATTCACATATTCAAGATGGTGAAGTATTGAAGGATGGTGTGTGTGGTTCAATAATAATACAAATACATAAAAAAGAGATATAAAGAAGATGAAGTATATAAAATTATTTGAAAATTTTAATGATAGCTTCCCTTTTTCTATCAGACAGGATATTAAAGATATATATTTGTTGAGTTAATTGATGAGGGATTTAATGTTAGATTTAGACCAACTCTTATAAGGAATTTTTTAAGAGCAGTTAATGAAGTTGATTTTAGTATTATTTTAGAAAGAGAGAGAGATGACACATATGACTTTCAAATTAGTGAAGTTTATGAATACATTATGATGTTGATTGACTTTGTGGAATCTGTTGGTATTAATAGTAAAGTTTGTTTTAAGGCATCAACAAGAAATAAGAGAGGTTCAAACTATATTAAGAAGATGACTTTAACACAATTAGAAAAGTTTGCAGAGGAAAGTAAACCAATTAATTTTATAGAAATAGTATTTGAGAATACTATTAATGAAAGTTATGATAGTGATGGTAAGTTTACCATTGATGACAAGTTCAAGAAAGATATTAAAGATATGTTTGTTGAATTAGAAGATGATGATTGGTTAGTTGATATAGATTATTTAGATAAGGGTAAAGGAATACAAGACATTATGGTTATGATAAACAATGATGAGAATGATAAGTTATTCAATTCAAATATGGTTAAAGATTACTTCTTAATGTTATTAGATTATACTAAAGATTATTATGATGTATTAACACATAAGTTTGCTGTTTATAAGAGGATACAAAATTATGATGCTGTGACTGGAGTAAGAAGAGGTTATGGACCATTTCAAACAGATACAAAATACTATGATGAATTTCCAGATAATCTTGATGGTCTTGAATGTATGGGAATAGATATAATAATGAGAAGTGAAAGATGAAGTATATAAAATTATTTGAGAGTTTTGATATAAGAGAAGAAAATACAAAAAGTGATATTTATGGAATTTTTGTAGAACTTGTTGACTTGGGATATGAAATAGAAGTTGATATTGATAGAAGTGTAACTGGTGATCAAATATATGTTGAAATCTCTAAGGATTATTTTGGTGACAATTTAGAAAAAATAGGTGAATATACAGAAATGTTAGAGGATTATTTAAAAGAATATTTGAACAATTATGAAGTTATTTATAGAGCAGGATATAAGTTTAGTTATTCAAGTACTGATAATTTGGATTATAGATATATGGGTAATACTTATAATGAGTTTATGAAGAGAATGTATGAAAATAATTTCTCAAAATCATTAAAATCAATAAGAATATTAGTATTGGAACAATGAAGTATATAAAAGTATTTGAGAAGTTTGACCAGTATGACTTTTGGAACTATGGTTCTATGAGTAAGATTAAGCAAGATATTGCTGATATGTTCATTGAATTAACTGATGAAGGTTATGAGGTTGATGTTAAAATGATTGGTACTTTACAAGTCTATATTGAGGGAAAGAATGATTGGTTCTTCTTTGATGAGATATATGATACTGTATTAATGTTGATTGATTATGTTGAGAGTGAGTTTGAAGATGTTAAGATTAGTTATGATTATGAAGAGTATAATGATCCTAAGAGAACAATAACTGGTAGTAGAGAATACAAACAAAAAGTAATGCAGAAAGAAGACAAACATGTTCTTTTTAGTCATTTTACTATAGAGTTTGCAACAGGAAATAAAAAGTTATAAGATGAGATATATAAAACTATTTGAAGGATTTGATGAGAATGATTGGAACAATGTTAGTAATAACATTGATGATATGTTATCTGCTGAGTTAAGAGATGTTGGACTTTTATATTCTATTAATTATAGAAAACAAGAAAAGAGTTTGATGTCAAAGAGCGTTTTCAAAAATCCAGCCTACAAAATATCCTATAATGATTGAGAAAAACAAAAATGCCATAAAAATTTTATCTCCTTGATATTGAATTATTGCAGTTTTGTAACCTATCCAATACCCAAGTATGTTACCAAGTATCATCACATGTCCTATCCAATCGAATAGTAAGTTTCTAATTTTTTCTAGTTTAAATTTGTTCATGATTTCTAATGAATTGGATTAATAAATATTGTTTTTTCTTTATATAAATAACTTGGTAATTCCTTTTTAATTGTGCCTTTCAGAGCATGACGAATGATATTAAGAAACGTGAAACGAGTTAATAGGTAACGTTCAAAAATCAATATCCAATCATAGTTTAGGCATATCATTATATCTATAAATTCTCGGTCGATTTTGTAACCTACATAACCCATTGAATTACGCCAATCGTGAATGAAAGCTGCAACTTCAAAAATAGTTTCGTTGGTGCGCTCTTTTACAAATGTGGCACCGTCATAACTAAATTTTTCGCTTTCAAAATCGGCTTTCGCTAACATTAAAATCATTCTAATAGGATGTTTTAAATCTAAATGCCGAAGTTCTGAATCCATATAGCTATATCCTTCCGATAGTTCGGAATAGGTGAATTGGCTGTGTGTTTTGTTTTTTGTCATTAGAGATTAGAAGCGTTTATGAATATGTTATCTAATTCTATTTCTGTTTTATTAAAAGCCAATCCGATTACTGATATGAAAGGATTGTTTCTTTCAAACACATTTGCTTTTCTAAGTGAAATTTTTGCCAATTCTCCACTAACAGATGGTAATTGTTCATTAGCTACAAGATAATCTATTGTTTCACGAATTGCAGTTTCAGTAATTCCTTCTAACAATAATTGTGAAAAGAATTGCAAAGCGGTAATCTCTTCTGGAACAATTACTAATTCTGTATATTCTTCAAAGTCTGTTTCTATGTAATTTACACCATCTGGAATTGACGATAAATCTAATGTATCAATTTGCTGATTATCTACTGTATATGTATATTTTTTTATGCTCATAATTATTGTGATTGAAATTGCATTTTATCGGCTTCATAAGTTCTTGCTGATGTACCATTTGTTTTTGAAATTGAGTGATTTAATGATACAGGAATGTTAGGTACATTTGTAGTATGCGTAGCAACTAAAACATTATCAATGTAAAACATAACAGTGTTTGTACCAGTTATAAAGTATATTAATAATTCATACCATTGGTCAGCAACTACTATAACGCCCGTATCAGTAAACGTTCTACTAGATGATAATGAAGTAACTGTTTTAAATTTTATGCTACCTGGTGAAGCACCAGAAGCAAATGAACCTTCAGTGTCATATAAAAAAAGAATTGAAGCTGATGGATTAACTCTATTACCATTGCCTATGAAACCATCTTGAATATAAAATGCTTCTGATGTGGTAGATAAAATAGGAATTTTAACCCTTCTCTTCATATAAAACGAACTGTCAGACAAATTAATTGGTGGTGTATTTACATTACCAAACACAATAGCTCCCAATCCAAAAGAAGTTACTGTTCCTGTTGATAAAACTAAACCTCCAAATTTTGCTCCAGTAACATTTGAGCCACTTGTTGCACTACCACCACTACCACTTGCACTTGTATATGGAGCAGTAAATGAAGCTCCTATATAATGTTCCATTATATAAACACCTTCATTCCAATCAAATTCTTTTCTTAGATTGTTGTTTATCAATTTTGAATTAATTGTACTTATTGAGTTTCCAATATTTTCAAACTCTGTCTTAAGTGCTGCTTGAGTAACACCACCATCAGTATTACTAGTTAAAATATTATTATATAGTTTAGCTAATCCTTTTGTGATAATGGATGCGTCAGGAATAGCAGCTAATGCTCTAGCAGATGTAAAGTATAAATTAGTAGTACCTTCAGGTAATGCATCGGTTGTGGTTAGAGATACCGAACCGCTTAAAACCCATCCTTCGTCGGCATCCCAAATATACATTTTAGCATCGCTGCCAGAACCTGCGTCAACTAAAGCATAATCGCCTAAATTAGCTGTTGAATGTGCTGTTTGAAGTGCAGAAATAGAAGTATATGTACCTTTGTAATGTTCGTTTATTGCTGTAATATCTGCCAAAGTTGCTAAAGGAGATGATGGTCCGCTTGGTAAATGATAAATAATGCCATTTCTTGTCAGGCTATCTCTATTTAACACTAAAAAAGGCGTACTTGCGTCTGTAATTACTAAACCTCTACCATTATCAAAACCTATAAAGTCGGATTGTTGGTTTGTGTCAAAAACTGAAACCCCACCATTGCCATCCAAAATCAATGAATTATATGAATCATAAGTACCAAAAAAAGTAGTAAAGGAATTTATCCTAAAATTATCTAGATTATACTCTATATAATTATCATCGTCTATCTTTTGTATGAAATTTTTAGTGGTTACATTTCCCTCTGTTAATACTTCTTCAAACGTTGGAGTACCGCCACCGCCTGAAATATCTGCTAATGTTGCCAACGGCGAACTTACTCCTGTTGGTATAAGATACTCGCCGTTTTCTGTGGTTATCTTTTCTTTTAAAAATGCACTTTCATTACCTGTCGTATCTACAACATAAAACCCTAAATCATCACGGTATGTTAAATTTTCATCATCAAGATTTGTAATTTCCACGTTTCCTCCACTAAATGCTAAACGCTTGTTTCCTCCAATAATGAAAACTTCAACATCATTGGCAACGTTACCGTTATCTAAAACACTTTGCAAATCAACTACAACTGATGGAGTAGTTTGTCCGTTTACAGAAGTGATGCCACCCGCTTCAATTTCTAATGTAACCTTTCCGCCACCGTCATCCGTTACCGTTGCTCCAATGACTTCTATTTCGTTTATATCAACTATCGGTGTTTCTCCGCTTTCGTAGATTGTTAAGGATGAACCGGTTGGTCCAGTTGGTCCAGTAACACCTTGAATACCAGTTGCACCAGTAACACCAATAGTTCCTAATCCAAATTCAATTAAGTCTGTTGGTCCTACACCATCTCTATACCAAAACTTTTTTGACTCACCACCAACTATAAGTCTGACTTCCATTGATTGAAATCTAGTTTCAACTGGAATAGTTAAGTTGGCTAAATCTATAGCATCTTGTAATGATACACCATCATATGGACCAGACCATGAATCAACTGGGACTGGGTTAACTGGTTGAATACCAAATGGTAATTGTAATCCTTGTGTTATTGACATTTTTATCTATTTATTTTATATTCTTGTTACTTGATGTCTATGATTAGAAGTATATGCAATTGCATTTGTCATTGTATATACATCATATGATACATTTGTTCCAATAAAATCCAATACACCAAATGTATTTTTTATGTATGAATCTGTTATGTTTGCACTCAAAGCATCAATATCCAAAACTTCTGACAATTCTAATGTAGATGGTATTGCAACAACAAAATTATTATATACTGACCCAGTATTCAATGTAAATGGATTTGAACCATCTGTAAATATTCTATTTGTGAATAATCTTACATCTCCACTTGTTGTTGGTATTGAACTTGTTGGTCCATAAAATATAATATTCAATAAGTTTACTAAACTTGTAGAACTTGTAGTAGTTTGATAAGAATCAGTAACTTGAACTCTATAACCAATTGAAGTTGCATCAGATAAGTTGATAGTATCATTATGATTTGTTGTTGATATTGCAGCAGTTGCACCACTTATACTTACAGTAGAACCTATTGGTAACCAAGATCCTGAACCATTTTTTTGATATTGTAATTGATAGTAACTTAATCCAACATTTGTGGAATTTCTTGTTATTAATCCACTTAGATTAGATGATATATTACCTTTTTCTCTTTTTGAATTTGTTTCAATAAATGATGTGGTTGCTGCAATAACATTAAAACTAATACTTGGTGCTATATATGAACTTGGTGTTATATCTTTTATTGTAAAATTAGTAGCTCCTTGACTATCTGTTACAGTATATTTATAATTAAAAGGCTCTGTTGCAAATGCACCATCAGTTAATGAATGTATAAATGTAAATAAATTTATATCTGTTGATAAAGTTGTCCAAGAACCTGTGTTATTTCTTCTCCATTCTAATAAAACAGATACTGCAGTTGCTCCTAAACTATTAATAGAATAAGTGTAAGTTAATAAGTTTGATATTGCAGTTTGGTTAAATACAATAGTACTTAAACTATTTAATGATATAGTTGGTATAATAGGTTCAGTAAGTGAATCAATTATTACCTCAACTGCAGTTTTACCATATGCAGGTATTAAATCACCATTAGTATATTTACCAAAAGATTTACCAGATGTTAAACTAACTAATATATCGGATGGGAAAGTTTCTAAAACTCCTGATGCAGTTGGTGCAACCCCAATTCTTGATATAACACCTTGGTCATTCTTTTGACTTAAAAATCCTGTTGCACTATCATATGCAACCAAATGACTACCTGTTGATGGTGTTGCTGCTAATACCAGATCTGTTGAACTTCCAAATATTAAATTACTACTATTATTACTCATAAAGTATATATTATTTTTTTATAATTGATTTATTAATATATATCCATCTTTCTTTCTTTTATCTTTATAAAAATTTTCAGATACTACTTTACATTTACTACATTTTTTCATAAATTATATATTATTTTTTAGTTTCTTCCTCTAAAACTTCTCTTAAATTTGTTTATAACAAAAATTGTTTTATATTTGTACATTATTAACCAAGTAAACTTTAGATAATGACAAAAGATGATTATAAAGCAGAAGGTTTACGAAGAATGAAATTACGTAAACAAAAAAGAAATCACGAATATAAATTAAGAATAGAAAAAGCTCAAGAGCTTGGTGTACCATTATATGGAACTAAATCAGGTGGTTATTGGGAAGATTCTTTTTCACCAACAGGTTATTCACAAGTTTGTTCATATGAAGTATATGGAACTTGTCAATACCCTTGTAATGGAGATTGTTAAACCTTGTGAGATAGCTTAATGGTAGAGCTCTTTGTGGAGGTTCGATTCCTTCTCTCACTACAAATTATAAGATATGAATAAATTCAAAAAAGGTAATGAGGTAACACTTGTAAAAGATACTTTTGATGATGATATTAATCATCGATTAAGTATTCAACCACAACTTATTACTGCAACAAAAATTCAATTGAATGGTCAATGGGTAAGAACTAATCATTATAATGATTGGATCCATTTCTCATATTTTGAACTAATAAAAAATAATAAAAAATAATGAAGAAATTACTATTAATGTTGTTATTTACAATGACAACATTTGCACAAACCGCTAGTGTTAAAGGAGTCACACTTACTTATAATAACAAGACTAAAACTATGTTATTAAATATGTTAGAGAAAACTTTTATTGTACCAGAGAACTCTGATATTGATGTTCAAGTAAAGATTGTAAGAGAGTTTGATTTAACTATGAAAATAGGAGACCAAGAGTATTCTATGACAGAATCATACTTTGAAACAAATGGATATAAACATCCAATGTTTTATGTATTTTGGACTTTAACACCTGCATCTACAAGTTGTAAAAGTGTAAAAGAATCAAACTTTGTTTATAAGTTTTCCAATGTTAAACCAGGTGAATACATAGTTGTAGTTACAAAAAGATGTGATGAAAAGTATGTAATTGAAAAATCAACCACATCACTCATAGTCAGATAATGGAACAATTATTAATGTGGTCTGCAATGACCTTTGCAGAGAGAAATATTTATATGGGCTATTGTACATTTGAAGAGCTAAACTCTCTTAGAAAAGGATTACAAGATGCAAATAAGATTAATGGAATGTGGGATAGTTATTTAGATAAAATTGATGAAGAAATACTTAAAAGACTACCTGAAAT